AGTGTAAGAATAGAAGATGCCACAATAAGTGGGTTGAACTCAAACCAAAATTTAAATTTAATTGCGCCTGGTACAGGTTCAGTGAGGATTGATGACTCAATGATAATAGAGAACATGGTATCAGATCCGCCAAAATACAACACAGGTGTCAAATTATATGCAAAAACTCCAGGCGGCGGAGGCACAGGATTAAATTTTGTAAATACAAACGACTCAAGAGGAGAAGTAATCAGCACAAATAGAGCATTACTTTTTGGATTGATATTTTAAGGAGAAACAATGGCAATAACAAACGGTAACGTTGGAACAGGACAAACAGTTGACGTGTTAACTGTACCTGCAGGTAAAAGTTATGCTATCACTTCTGTGTTAATAACTAACACAGGATCAGAAGACCCAACAGGTGGGCAGGACAGTAGATTTTATCTATATGCTGTGACTGGTTCCTACACTGCGAATAATTCTATGATAGTCAATAATGCGGTACTTCCAGGAGCAGAAACATTTACTTTAGACACTGAAAAATTAGTGTTGGGTGAAAATGACTCGTTAAAAGTTAGTGTGTCTGGTACAAACAGTGCATCAGTAGTAGTAAGTTATTTGGAGGTATAATGAGGTATCTCAAGAGACAAAGCACCAACAGAAGACTGTTGAGAGGAAAAGGCGTAATATACGATCAATATGAAAATATTGAAATCCAATCTACTGGAGCCTTGTTAATGCCTAAAGGTACGACAGCACAAAGACCAACTGCTGTTGTTGGACAATTAAGATACAACACACAAACAAAATCATTTGAAGCATACGAAGATTTACAGAATGGTGGAGCAACTTGGAAAGAGTTTAGACTGGCTGAACCTGTTGCAATCACACAACAAAATTTAGGAAACGGTGACGACACGGAAGTAAACTTCGGAATATTAAATTCTGCATACACAGGTTATCTTGTACCATCAACTGCACAATCAATTTTAGTTATGGTGGAGAACGTTTTACAGATTCCAAGCACAAACTACACATTAACACAAAATCCATGTGATGTCTCAAGCAATCAAGTAGGTGTAATTGGTAATTACAACGCAACCAATGTAGGTGCATATGTAAGTAACAATACAAGTATCGTAGATTGGTTAGCAAAAGGATATCACGTGGGACAGACTATTGTAGTGTCAGGTGCGGCAACTACAAACAACAACGGAACAAAAACTGTAACGGCTGTGACTGCCTCTCATTTAAGTGTTAACTCACTATTAGCCACTGAAACAAACAGCGGACAGGGAAACACTTTCGTTGTAGATGGCAAAAGTTCAATTACAGGTGCGTCATATCCAGCAGGAACATACATCACGTTTGGTACAGCAGTGCCTACAGGAAAGCCTGTTACTGTGCTACATAACTTCGACAAATAATCCAATAAATACTAAAAAAGGAGTGCCATGCCAGTCACAAATGTAGGTAAAATATCGGGTCAGTTATTAAAAGCAAACTTGACAAGAACAAGTGATTTGCTTATTGACAATACCCAAGCCACAGCAACTCCTACGCTTTTCATAGGTCACACAAACGATAGAATTGGTATTAAAACAGATAGTCCTACAAGGGAATTATTGGTCAACGGTGATACCAAAATAACTGGTGACAGTATTCAGACAAACTCCATGACCGTGGGAAATCTTACCTTTAACGGCGTCACATCCACCGTTACAGCGTCGGTTGGATCGATTAACTTAAACAGTAGCGGAAGTCACACTTTCAATGAATTACGTACAGATAATTTGGCATTTACCAATAGTGGTATAAGAAGTTTAGGTGGATCTGATATCAAAATATATCCAGGTCCTGGAACAGGAAAATTTATTATTCCAACTGATTTAAAAAGTTATGGTGGCATTCACGCAACAGGAGACATTACTTTTGATGGCAGTGTATTCCTTGGTGGTGACGGTCCAGAAGATTCTTTAACAGTTGGAGCAGATATAGATTCAAACCTAATACCAGATGTAACCAGCACATATGACTTAGGTGAAACTGGTAAGCGTTGGGGACAAGTGCATCTTGCATCAATGCCAGGATTGACTGATGTAACAGTTGATAACACAATTTCATTGGCAGGTGTAAGAGTAAACTTAGGTATTCAAAACAAATGGTATGTGAGTACAAATGGTGCTGACAACCTAGCAGGTAATCACCCTAACTTTGCCTTCGGCTCAATCAAACACGCATTAAATTACATACAAGAAAGTTCAGGCGGTCCACATCAATTGCATATTTTGCCTGGCACATACATAGAAGAATTTCCATTAGAAGTACCTGAAAATGTTACTGTGAAAGGTTCAGGCATACGTTCTTGTATTATTAAACCATCAGTGCCTAAAAGATTCAATGATGCATTTATATTGAACAACGCATCGATGGTAGCAGATGTCACTATACAAGATTTCCAATATGATTCAGCACAAGACAAAGGTTACGCATTTAGATTTTCTACAAATGCTGGTATTGTAAGTAAGTCACCTTACATTCAGAACGTGACTGTGTTGACACATGGTGAAACAATGACTGCGTCGGATCCAAGAGGTTTCGATTCAGGAGATGCTGGTAAAGGTGCTTTATTAGATGCAAATGTTTTAGACACAGCCTCACCAAGAGCAAGTATGCTTTTCAATGGTGTAACTTTTATTACACCAGGTGTAGATGCGGTAACAGTTAAAAACGGATCAAGAATTGAATTTATAGATTGCTTTACATACTTTGCAAACAGAGGTTTGTATATGCAACATTCTTTAAATCAGTACACACCATCTGCAGGTTCATACAATCCAGTAACTGGTGATATGACTCTTACAGTGGGCAATCACTCGATGAGAGTTGGTGAATCTGTAACAATAGCAGACAACAGTTTGACTTTTACGTGTGCCCAGGACAATCACCAAACTGATCACACTTACCCTAGAGCAACTGACCCTTATTCAGGCAAAAAAGTTATTATCACAGCCACAACAGCAACTGAATTTACTTGTAACGTTGGAGTTTCAAGCAACGTAACAGCACACTTATTCAAAAGTGCAACGTCTAATGCAGTGTCAGAAGGCACTTTAAACGAAGCAAGAGTAATTGCAAGTGCTACAATATATGGAAACAAAGGTGTTGTTGCAGATGGAAATGGTTGTTTAGCATACTTAATCAGTCATAACTTTGCATATGTTGGCACAGGTAAAAATGTTGAAAATGAAACAGATATTATTAATCAAGAAAATGAAGTTGTCACAACAAACAATGCAAAAGTACATTTTGTAAGTCAAGATCAAGACGGAGATTTTAGAGTTGGTGAAAACTTCATTGTTGATTTAGGAAAAGGTACAACAAGTATTGACGTAACAGGATTGGACTTAACAGGTTCTACTTTAACTGTTGGTACACCAGGGTCAACAACTTTAATAAGTGCAACAGGTATAGATGTGCCTAACTTTAGAATTTCAAATAATACAATATCTACATTACAAAATGGATTAACAATTGATTCTGCAGGCACAACAAATATTAATGCTAATGCACAAATGAATCAAAATGTCACTGTAAGTGGTGACGCAACAATTGCCGGTAGTGGTATTAATTTTGGTGATGCACCAGGTGACACTATTAATTTCTCAATGGACTTTACCGACAATCTTTTACCAAGTTCTAACACATCAAGCAATTTGGGAAGTGCAAACAAACAATGGCGTACTGCAAATTTTGAAAGAGCAGAAATAGATGGTATACAAATTAAAGATTCCACATTACAAACTACAGACACAAATGCAGGAATTGATTTACGTGGTAGCGGCACTGGTTCAGTAAATTTAGAAGAATTAAGATTTAAAACTGAAATTACATCAACTCCAGCGAACGACGTTGGATTCGGAGTTGGCGCCGGCAGTTTAAGATTTACTGGATTACAAGACATACAACTACCTAAAGGATCAACAGCACAAAGACCAGTGGCAGAAAATTCAGTTAGATACAACACTGACGTGAACGAATTTGAAGTGCAATCGACTGGTAACATTCCTTTGGGCGGAATAAGAGATGGTGATTTAGACACAAAAGTAGATCTATCGGGAAACCAATTTACTTTCTTTTCAGCAGGTAGCAACATGGGAACCATTGATGGATTAGGTAATTTGACAGTTCCTAGATTTAGTTCACAAGACAAATTCACTATCGATGGCAATCAAATTACTGTAAGCACACCTGGTGAAGAAGCGGCGCTTGTTGCAAGTGGAGGCAGAAAAGTTTTCTTAGATACCTCAGAATTTGAAATGCAAGGCAGTGAATTATTAGTTACTGGAACAAATAATGACATGGTTTTCACGGGTACAGGCGTCAAACAAAACAGAATTATACACTTTGAAACTACCCAAGCATACAAAGGTCACGCAGGAGACGAGGCTACCAGAGATGCTCAAACAGCCAGACAGGGTGAATTGTGGTGGAACACAACAAATTCTACATTAGAAGTTTACACAGGAAGCCAATGGAAATCTGCAACAGGTTTACAAGAAATTACGGTGACAGAGGCTTTTGCACAAGAGTTGAACTTGCTCTACAACCTCATATTAAACTAATATATTATTATAGCAATATAATATAAAACCAAAATCTTAATAAATAGTATTAATGGTGTATCCGACCAGATATACCAGGACAAACCGTGGTTAACCGGCGAAGAACTAACGAACACTGTTAGGTGAAAATCTGTGTTAGTGGGACAAGATCCCCGTGCTAAAAAAGGAGTAAACAATGGCCGTTGGTCGAATTTCGGGTCAACTCTTAAAGTCGAATCTTCTGAGACAAGGTCAGAATTTGGCTTTTGAGACAAACCTGTTATACATTGATGTTAACAACAACAGGGTCGGTATAAAAACCGCAACTCCACAATATCCGTTGGATGTAAACGGGACAGCACGTACAACAAATTTAGAAGCAACTGGAAACGTCCAAGTTGGAAATATCACAATATCAGGAAACAGTATCACAACAACTGCAAATCAGTTGAACTTATCTGCACCTGACGGAATTTTATACAACAATAATCTACAAGTTGATGACCTTATAATCAGCGGTAACACAATTAGAGCCACTGATTCGAACCAGAATTTTGAGATTGTAACAAGCGGAACAGGTACAGTTGACATATATGGTGACACAAGAGTAAATGGTAACATCCACGCAACAGGTAACATCAGAACCGATGGTAATATCACTATTGGTGACCAAGACACAGATTCATTAACAATCAACGCGGATGTGGCATCCAATCTAACTCCAGATGTGAGCAATACTTACGACCTAGGTACTGCAACAAAAAGATGGAACAATGCATACGCAAACAATTTAACTGTTGACAACTTAACACTATCGGGAAACATCACAGTACAAGGACTAAACTTAACAGCACGTCCAGGCAAAGTGATATATGTTGCAACAAATGGTGATGACAGTAATTCAGGAACTCACCAAAACGATCCTTACGCAACAATTGAGCAGGCGTTGTCTGTTTGTGTTGCTGGTGATCACGTTCACGTCTATCCAGGCACATACACAGAAGCATTTCCATTAACTATGCCAACAGGTGTATCTTTGCGAGGTGATGGCTTAAGAGCAGTAACGATCCAACCAACTGGCGCAACAAATACAAAAGATGCTTTTATATTAAATGGTGAAGTAACTATAGAAGATGTTACAATTACAGGTTTTTATTACAACAGTTCTGCAAACGAAGGACACGCATTTAGATTTAACCCTACTGGCAATGACGATAGCACTGGTTATCAAGTTACATCTAGATCACCTTACATAAGAAATATTACAGTCATTACACAAGGTTCGACAACAACTGCGGCAGATCCAAGAGGTTTCGCGGCGGGCGATGCTGGAAGAGGAGCATTCTTTGATGGGGAACTTGCTACGCCAAACAGTAACGAGGCAAGTTGTTTATTCCAAAATGCAACATTTATCACTCCAGGCGTTGACGCAATCACACTTACAAATGGTGTTAGAATAGAATGGTTAAACTCATTCACATACTTTGCATTATCAAGTATCAATGCTTACGACGGCACAAACGGATTGAAAGGTGCTGGTCAAACTGCATTGAAAGTTGGCGGCTTTTCGGGTACACCACTTGCACAAGGTCAAGTATTAAGTTATTACGATTCACAAGGTAACCAATTAGCATCAGGCACTATTGCGGCAGTTGATGGAGATAAAATTTTTATCAACGGAAAATCATTAGGATTCCAATTACCTTCAGAACAAAACGGAAAAACTATACAAGCAATAGGTGATGCAAAATTAAACACAACAACTAAAAAATTCGGTTCAGCAAGTTTACAATTAGATGGCGTGGGTGATGCCGCAAAAATAAACACAAACGCAGACTTTGGCTTTGGCACAGGAGATTTTACTATAGACTTCTGGGCGTATCCTAATGCAGTGCAAACAACTTCATTGATTGATATGCGTAACAATGTATCAGTCGAGAACGCATTATATTTTTACGTTGCAAACAACGTTCCAAAAGTTTATGTAAATGGCTCAGATATAATCACTGGTTCACAAGGCTTTAACCTATCTACTTGGACACACTGTGAAATAGTTAGAAGCAGTGGCACAATCACAGTTTACATTAATGGTTCAAGTGTAGGAAGTGCAAGTGCATCGGCAGATTTTGCAAATGCAAAACCACTTGTAATAGGAAACAACTACGGAAACACAAATGGTTGGAATGGATACATTGATGGATTAAGAGTCTATAAAGGACAAGCGTTACACACAGGAAACTTTACAGCACCTACAACAGAAGCAGTTGGAAATGCAAACACAAAATTAGTTGCAAACTTTAACGGCAACAATGCATCAACAACATTTTTAGATACAAATTTAATTGCACAAGATATTAGAACATCTGCAGGTGCAACAGCAACATCATTCACACTTGTTGACTACACAGACTTTGGTGCTGAGGTAAGATCAATAGCATCTGCTTCTATCTACGGAAGATTTGGAGTAAAAGGTGACGGTGTTGGTGTAAAAATGTATTTGATCAGTCACAACTTTGCATACATAGGAAATGATTACGAAGTAGACAATGATGCGGCAACTGTAATACAGGCAAACGAAGTTGTTGCAAATAACGGCGCAAAAATATTTTATAGTTCAGTTGACCACAGAGGAGACTTTAGAGTAGGCGATCAATTCAGTGTAAATCAACAAACAGGACAAGTAAGTTTCACAAGTGCTGATTTGAACATAGATGTTGATTCAACTTTAACATTTACAACAGGTCCAGATGTTACAACTATTTCAGGAAGTGAAATACAATCCGGAAATGTAAAAATTAGTGGAAATACAATAACAACAACATCAGGCAATTTAAATTTAGATTCATTCACAGACACAGTTGCTTTTAGTGACAACGTAAACATCACAGGAAATTTAGATGTTGGTGGAGATATAACGATTGGCGGTAACGTTACAATCGGTGATCAAACAACTGACAACATTACAATATCGGCGGGTATAGCATCAGACTTGATTCCAGCAACAAACAATTTGTACAACATTGGTTCTTCAACAAAAAATTGGAACACACTTTTTGCAAACGAGGCAATAGTTGACAGTGTTAGAATTACAGGAAATAAAATTGAGTCAATAGACACAAACGCAGATTTAGATTTAAGAACAAGTGGTACAGGAAACATAACACTTGAAAACTTTACCGCATCAGGTGACACGATTACAAATACTTCTGGAGACTTCATAATTAATCCAGCAAGTTCAGTGTTCAAAGTTGCAGGTACGGGTTCAATCAGAATACCATCTGGTAACACAGCACAAAGACCTAACCCAGCAGTGGCAGGCATGATGAGATACAACACTCAGACAAATGTGTTTGAGGGTTACAATGGCTCAAACTGGATAGCATTGACAGGTGTGTACGACCTTGACCAGGACACATACATCACAGCAGAACTTACACCAGGTAATGATGATGACACAATAAGATTTTATGCGGCTAACCAACTTGTTGCAAACGTAAATTCAACAAGATTTGACGTCACAAAATTGGTGGTTGATAACATAGAAATTAGTGGAAATACACTGACAACCACTGGAGTTGACCAGGATTTGATCCTAAATGCCAATGGAAATGGTAGTATAAGGATTGAAGACTTCAGATTCCAAGGAAATACGATAACTAATATTATATCTGCTCCGTTGAAGTTAAAAACAACTGGAACTGGGTATATTGATGTATCAGACGCTGGTGGATTTGTTATTCCGGTTGGATCAACAGTAGATAGACCAGTAACTGGCTTGTTGGGTATGATTAGATACAATACCAACGATGAGCGGGTTGAGTTATACGACGGTACACAATGGGGATCAATTGCAGGATCTTCAGGTGCTGTAAGTATAATTGATGCAACAGAAATAGCCGTACAAATGGCGGTAACATTAGGATAGAATAAAATGGCAACGACCTTTAGAAACAATGTAACAAAAAACATAGGAACTGTACCTAACTCTGTATACACAGCAGGTAACGGAATTTACACAACTGTCGTTGGTATGGTTTTAGCAAATTTGACAGAATCAGTTGTGAAAGCAAGTGTAACTTTAACAGCAACTCCAGATTCAGTTACAGGTTTTATAGTAAAAGATGTATTGATAGCACCTAACTCCAGTTTACGTGTGTTGAACTCAGGAGAAAAATTAATTGTTGCAAGTCAAAACAGTTTGAACGTACAAGCAAATATTAACGACTCACTTGATTGTGTGTTAAGTTACGTGGAGATAAGTTAAGATGTCAAATACGGTTGGTCAGGATACAGTTGTTTATTTAGAAAATGGTATAAAGTCGAGATACTTCTACGGATTAAGAAGAACAGACGAAGGAACTTTATACATTGGAAAAGTTGACCAACTACAAGCAAATGATCCTGTAACAATTAACGTGCCAGGTGCGATAGTTGACAACTACGAAGGTTTTGACCAAGGTGAAGATTTTTACGAAGGAAGAGATTTAAATCACGCTAAACCATTTAAAAATTTAAAGTACGAACAATTTAGATGGGATGATGTAAATTTAAATTATTACATCAACAGCGAAGGAGAATTTGTTGTTCGATTAAACAGTAAAGTTGGAGACGGAACTATCACGTATCCACAAACTGATGAAACTTTAGTGGCACAACCAAGTGTGTTTACTATGGATAAGAACACAATTAAATTTGATAGTAACGAAATAACATTCGATAGAACGTAAACGTGGGAGGATACGAAGAATGACAAGACAACTAATTAACACTGGTACTTTACCTAACGATGGTCAGGGTGACTCGTTACGTGATGCTGGTACAAAACTGAATTCCAATTTCAGTGAATTATACACTGCACTTGGAAACGGCACGACATTAACAGTCGTACAAAATAATTTATTCAACGCAACAGGATCTAACAAGATAGCCTTTAACTATGCCGCATTGAGTGACTTACCCAATGCAACAACGTATCACGGAATGTTCGCCCACGTACACGCCGAGAACGCGGCTTATTATGCTCACGCAGGAGCATGGGTCAAACTTGTTGACGCAAACAAGTCAATTGACCTTCTATCGGATGTAGATACTTCAACAGCGGCTCCGACAAACGGACAAGCATTAGTTTGGGACGCTGGTGGCGGAAAATGGAAACCAGGAACTGTACAAGCAGGCGGCGGCGGCGGTGGCGGTTCAACCACGTTCACGGGACTTACTGACACGCCAAGTTCGTTCAGTGGTTACGCAAATGGTTTCCTAAGAGTTAATTCTGCGGCAGATGGTCTAGAACTAACAACAAGTTTTGGAATAGACACTTTGTCAGATGTTGACACAACAACGTCGGCACCTACAGCAGGACAAGTTTTAAAATGGAGTGGTACAAAGTGGCAACCGGCGGCTGATGCAACGTCAGGTGGTGGTTCAGCAGATGCCACAACATTAGATGGTTTAGATAGTACGTACTTCTTAAACTACAACAACTTGAACAACAAACCTACAATCGCAACTGCATTTACAGGATTATCAGATACTCCTGCAAACTTCACAGGTGCGGCAGGTAGATTTGTTAAAGTGAACGCAGGTGGTACAGCATTAGAATTTGTTACTTCATCAGCGGCTTCAACTGCATTCAACGATTTGACAGACGTTACGGCATCAGGTGCGGCACAAGGTGATGTGATTTACTACAACGGAAGTGCATGGGTCACACAAAATGGTCCAACAATGAGATGGAGCATTGGTGCAAACGGTTCATCAGACTACACATTTAGTGGTCCTGGTTTTCCAACAACAACTAATGATCCAGTGTTATACTTGAACAGAGGACACACTTACATTTTTGTTAACACAACTGGAACAACACACCCATTTGAAATTAGAACTTCTAACAACGGAAGTGCATACACTTCAGGAGTTAGTGGATCACAATCAGGAACACAGGTGTTCACTGTGCCAATGAACGCACCAAGTACTTTATATTATCAATGTACGATACATGGTGGAATGGGTAACACAATTAATATTATAACATAAGGATTATAATGGCACAAGTTTTTGGAGTAGGCATAGACGAATTACAGAAGACACTTGGTAACAACAGGTATTTTTATGGTTTACGCAGAACTTCAGATGGAACAGTTTACATGGTAAAAGCAGATTTGCTTGAACTTGAGGATGGTGTGGAACTGAACAGATCAGGTAATATTGACGACAATTACAATAACTGGTCACGTGGAGAGGACTTTTTTGAAGGAAGAGACACTCAACACAAATTGGTTTACAAAAACCTTGTTTATGAACAGTACAAATGGGACGGAAGAAACCTATTTTACTATGTGAATAAAGACGGTGAATTAGTATTAAAAGTTAACGAGGCTCAAACGTACACTGGTTACGTTGAACCTTATAGTAGTTAGAGGAAATAAATAGTAATAAGGAATTAATCAATGGCAGATTTTCGAATAGATAGGATACGTTTTAGATGGAGAGGCGACTGGTCAGCAGGCACTCTTTATGTGAAAGATGATGTCCTAAGATTCGGTGCAAAAGTTTATGTTTGTGTTGAAGTACACACGTCAGACTCGAACTTTTACAACGATTTAAACGCAACTATTCCAAGATGGACACAGATGATGGACGGTCAAAGTTGGACCGGCGCATGGCAACCATCTACATTTTACAAAATAGGTGAACTTGTTAAAGTTGGTGGTCTTATCTATAAATGTATAGAAGGACACACTTCAAATGCATCAGCAACGAATGGTGTATTAGGTGATGAAACAAAATGGGTTTACTTTGCACGTGGAGAGGATTGGGCAAGTGTATGGCAACCAAACACTCTTTACAACGTTGACCAAACAGTAATCTACGGTGGTTCGATTTGGAAGTGTAACACAGCACACACTTCTGCGACAGCAGATGATGGACTACAATACAACGCAGATTACTGGGATCAATATTCTAGATCAGACAACTGGAGAGGTGACTGGACACACAATACTTTATATTATCCAGATGACATTGTTTATCATGGTGGTATGGTTTACAGATGTCTGTCAGGACACAGATCAGCAACTACAAACGAATTCATAAATCCAACAGTTGCAGTCAGCAACGTGTCTGGAACAAATTTTACATTTGCAATTTTTAGAGTTGCAGGCACTTATTATGTAAGAATTATAAATGCTGGATCAGGTTACACTGCTTTAGGCACTTTAACAATTTATGGAGCAAACATAGGCGGTACAACAGGAGCCAACGATGCTGTGATAACAATCAACACAGTGGATGGTTCTGGTGCAGTAACTTCAGTTTCTATCAACGGAACACCAAATGTTAACACAGATGGATTAGAAGCCAACCAAGCACAATGGGAAACTGTTGTAGATGGAATAAGATATCAAGGTGACTGGGCATTTGGTAAGAGGTATTCAAAAGGTGATTTAGTAAGATGGTCTCCAGGTATGTGGAGAGTGACAACTGGACACTGGGCAACGACAGACAGCATGGACGAAACAAAATTCAGTCTATGGTTACCAGGTCTAGAATTTGAACAATTATGGAACACATCACAATATTACCAACAAGGTGATATTGTTTTATACGGAGGTTACACATATGTTGCATTACAAAGTAACATCGGAGTAACTCCAGCGGTAACAGATTCAAGCAACACATGGGAATTACAAATTGTTGGATACACATTCACTGGTGAGTGGGTTGGACAGACATTAGTAAACAATCAACTTACTCCATACGAATACAAAACTGGAGATGTTGTAACAGCAGGTGGTCATTTATACATAGCAGTCAGAACACATTCTAATCAAGATCCGAACACGGATACAACCTACGATCCTGGCACTGACGAACCGTTCCCGTGGCAAAAACTTGTAGACGGTCACGCATGGAAAGGTCCATGGGTAGCACAAGACGTAGGTGGCAAAACTGGTGAATCAACTTACTTCCCAGGTGATGTTGTATCAGTTGCTGGTACATTGTACAGATGTATACTGACACACGAAGCGAATTCATCAGACGCAAAACCACCATTAGACTTTGCATCTGAAAATGTTGGACCATATTGGAGATTATTAGCACAAGGTCACGCACCTAACGTACTGGAATATCCAGGTGATATTAAAACACAACAAACAGATTCCACAAGAATAAGAATAGGTTTAGGTACTGCGGGACAATTATTAAAAGTAAACACAAACGGCTTGCCATATTGGGAAGACTTTGAAGTAGTACAAAAAGTTTACTATGTTGCTCCGGAAGGAAATGACACAATAAACAATGGAACAAAATTATCTGCTCCATTCAAAACTGTAAAATATGCTTGTGATTACATCAATCAAGACTTGAATGCTAGAGCACCAGCCACAGTATTCATCAAAACAGGAATATATGAAGAAATTTTACCAATCACAGTGCCAAGAGATGTTGCACTTGTTGGAGATGAATTAAGAAGCACAACAATTAAACCTGCATCAGGATACGAAACTGGTTACGATATGTTTAGAGTAAACAACGGAACTGGTATTAGAAACATGACGTTACAAGGTTTACAAGGAAGTTTAGGTGCAGTGAACCAATACGGTACAAAACGTCCAACTGGTGGTGCATTTGTTACATTGAATCCGGGAACAGGTCCAACAGACGCTAGTGCTTGGATAACAAGTAAATCATGTTATGTACAAAACGTATCTACATTTGGAACAGGATGTATTGGTATGAAAGTAGATGGAGATTTACACAACGGTGGTAACAAATCTATTGTAGCAAACGACTTTACACAGGTAATTTCCGATGGAATAGGTTATTGGGCAAATGGAGAAGGTAAATCAGAACTTGTATCTGTGTTTACGTACTACTGCCACATAGGTTATCTAGCAACAAACGGTGGAAAAGTTAGAGCAACAAACGGAAACAACTCATACGGAGATTTCGGTTCAGTTGCAGAAGGCGTTACGCCAACTGAAACAGCAATTACGGCAAAAATTAACAACAGAACCAAAGAAGCAACTGTAGATGCAGTATACAACGATGAGAATGAAATATTTGCATTCGCATACGCACACGCAGGACAAGATTACACAGCGGCTACAATAACAATATCAGGTTCAGGTCAAGGTGCATCAGGTACAATTGGCTATGCAAACACACGTGATGGTGGTGTTAACAGAATTAGATTAATAGGTCCTGGAGATTCAACTCCAGCAGGTGGTGCCGGTTATACAAGTTTATCTGGTCCGGCTATTACAGGTGACAAAACATCTATTAAATTAAATGCACAATACCAAGGTACTACGGCACAGACAGTTGGACAAAGAATTTACATTTGGGAAGGTACAGGAAGAGGACAATACGCAATAGTTGATACCTTTAATGAAGTGACAAAAGTTGCAACAGTCAAAAAAGAGTTTGATAACACTCCAGGTTGGCAACACTTACTAGGTGGTTTCCCTATTGCAGATCCATTAGATCCATCTACAAAATATTTTATTGAGCCAAGAGGAAGTTTTGCGGAACCAACTTATTCAAGTGCTCCAGCAAGTTTACCTATAGCAGGTGATTATCATGTGGGAACACATGGAAGAATAGGTTCATCTAACATAACTGTTTTATTAGGAAACGGTAGAGGTTCAAGAACAACAGACGGTGCAAGTTTCACTGCTTGTAGCGGAGTATCAACAACAACTTGGAATGATATAGAAGCAAATGCAAATAAATTCATTGCAGTGTCATCAGGTGGTGTAGTAAACTCATCTAACGATGGTGCTACATGGAGTGACATAAGTGGTTCAGTTGGATCGGACACATTTACAGGTGTTGCGGCAATTGGACAAACTTGGATTATTGTATCAGACACAGGTATAATATATCGATCAACAGACAACGGTTCAAGTTGGACAAACGCACAGATAGAACCATACGATGGTTCAACTCCGATATTCAAATTTGTTGCGGCTGGTAACGGATTGTTTATCACTGCAAACCAATATGGTCAAACATGGGAATCAGTAGATGATGGTGTAACTTGGCAATTGGCGGCAAACGTTGGACTAGGTGTTGGTGGACCAAAATATATTGCAAAAGATTTAGTGTTCAAAAATGGAAAATTTTTAATGCCAGTGCAAGATTCACCTTTAGATGATTCTACTTCATTAAACAAAATTTTTGTAACGAATGCAAACGTGGCACAAAGTTCTACAAGTGCGGTAACAGTTTGGACAGAATCTGACACATTACCTCATTCAGGACCATACAAAGTTACAGGTATGCAAGGAACTTTTGTGGCAATCACTGCAAATGGTGAAACTGCTTACAGTTATGATGGAATAAGTTGGAAACAATTGACAGGAACACTTTCAGGCACATATGACAAAATTGTTGAAGGTAGAAATGCAGGCGGCTACTTCATTCCAATATCTACCACTGCAATGAGTTCGGTAACAGTAATGAAAAAAGGTGCTCCACCGTTAGTAAGAATTATTACTAATGCAGGAAAACTTTCTAAAGTACAAATTTTTGATCCAGGTAGTGGTTATTCGGCGGCGCCTAACATAACAATTACTGATAATAGAAATACTATAGATGCACAATTACAATGTAGAATTGCAAATGGTGTTTTATCTCAACCAACATTTACAAACAGAGGAACAGGATTTATAAATGTAAGTGCAACTATAGACGGAGATGGTTTAGCAGATGAATATCAAACTGGTAAAGTTATCCAGGTAAAAGATATTTCAAGAGAACCTGGACCAGGTGATTTATTATACGTAAATGGCATCGATGATCAAATTTACAGAGTAACACAAATTACAAATGTCACTGGTGTTGCTCCAAACTTATCGGCGCAATTTAGAATATCACCAAGTTTCAAAGCAAATGAATCTCCGGATCATGAAACAACATTAACGATTAGACAACAGTATTCACAAATTAGATTAACTGGTCACGACTTCCTAGACATAGGTACTGGTGGAACTTCAACTACAAACTATCCAGACTTATACACTAATTTAGGATTCACAACTGGTTATGAAGCACAACAAAATAGAGAAGTCAAAATGGCAGGTGGTGGTAGAGTGTTCTACACGTCAACTGACCAAGATGGTAACTTTAGAACAGGTGAATTATTTGAAGTAGAACAGGCAACTGGTATTGTAACACTTAACGCAGACTTATTCAATCTATCAGGATTGAGTGAATTAAGTTTAGGTGGAGTTGTATTAGGTGGTACAGAAGTTGTAATAAGAGAATTTAGTACAGATGAAACAATGTCTGCTAACTCTAACGAAAAAGTTCCAACGCAAAAAGCAATAGTTTCTTACATTGGAAATAGAGTATCGGGTGGTGGTGCTAACTTGAACGTTTCTGGTTTCAGAGCAGGTCAAGTTAAGGTTAGAAATGCTGAAATATTTAACGAAGCATTTCCTACTACTGGAACAATTACGTTCCCACAAACCACTGAATTAGCAGGTGGAATAGACGGTTACTTGATGGCATTAAACTTCTTTACAGGTGGTTTAGCAAGTACCAATTTAGATGAAGGAGATCCGATTAGTGCAACTGACCCATCTAACGGATATGGACAATAATGATAAATAACTTTAATAAGAGGAAATTTTAACCCATGGCAGAGTTTAAATTAGGTAGAATACGTTTTGTATGGAAAGGTGCTTGGTACACGGGCACTATTTACAGTGTAGATGACGTCGTAAGATACGGTGGTAGAACATATATCTGTGTTGTTAACCACACGGCCAACGCGGAATTCCAAGTTGACTTAACAGCGGCAAATTGGGCATTGATGTCCGATGGTCAGGAATGGAAAGGCAATTGGAGTCTTAACACAACTTACAAACCAAACGATATTGTAAAATACGGTGGTTACATTTACATTGCAAACACAGGACACACATCTACTTCAAGTGCATCTGATGGATTGGAAGTTGATTCTTCTAAATGGGATTTATTCATTGAAGGTTTTGATTACAAATCTTCTTGGGCAATAAACACAAGATACAAAGTAAACGATTTAGTAAAATACGGTGGCACAATTTATCTTTGTATCACTGAACACACTTCAGCGGCAACTACATCTTTAGGATTAGAAAATGATCAAGCGAAGTGGGAAGCATTTTCAAAAGGTTTCAATTGGTTAAACACTTGGGCAACTGGCACAAGATACAAAGTAAACGACACAGTTTCTTACGGTGGACAGATTTATGTTTGTGTAACAGGTCACACATCGAACGCATCAGCGGCACAAGGTTTAGAAGCCGACCAAGCAAAATGGGAATACCTACACAAAGGTATTGAATACAAAGGTGCTTTCGCAGGTACAACAAGATACAAAGCAAACGATGTTGTAAAAGGTGGAGCAAACTTATACATCTGTACAGTAGGTTACACATCAACAACAGACATCAATGCCGACTCGGCTAACTGGGCATTATTTGTTCCAGGTTTAGAATTTGAAGATTCATGGAGTTCAGCAACAAAATATCAACCAGGTGACACAGTTACTTACGGAGGTTACCAATACGTTGCAAAAACTTTAAACGAAAATAAAGTTCCGTCAACACAAACAAGTGACTGGGCATTATTTGTAACAGGATTTAATTTAAGAGGCGACTACAACAACGGTACAGCATACAAAACTGGAGACGTTGTAAGAGTTGGTGGTTTCACTTACATTTCAATTGCAGACACAACAGGTAATAGACCACCTAACGTTGTTTACTGGAATAAACTTAACGAAGGTTTGTACTGGAAAGGCAACTGGTCAAATGCAACTTACTATGACAAAGGTGATATTGTAAGAGGAACAACAAACACAGATACATCTTATATTTGTGTTACTTCACACACATCAAACAACCAAGCACCAAGCACAATCAATCAACCAGATTATCCAGCAGGTGCAGGTGTTGATACTTCTGTATGGCAATTACTATCAGGCGGTCCTGAGAACGATGTATTGTCAGCAGGTGGTGACATTTTAATTTATGGATCATCAGGTCCACAAAGATTACCAATCGGTACAGCAGGTCAGGCGTTAGTTGTTAACGCGGCAGGTACTTTACCTGAATGGGGTAACGTTGGTAAGATTGATCAAGTTTACTATGTAAGTCCAAATGGAACGGACCAACCAGCACCAACATCAGGTGTGACATTAGATAGAGCATGGAAAACAATTAGATATGCACTACATGAAATTGACAAAGGTCCTAACAATCCACAAGCGGCTTATATGCTTACAAGAAACAAAGCATACATTCAAGACGAAACTATTGCTTGGATCAACGCACAGATTTCCAACAATACTCCACCATTTACAAGTTCGTTTACATACAACGCGACAAAATGTAGAAGAGATATTGGTATAATCATTGACGCAACAATACATGACTTGACACACGGCGGTAACGTAAAATCAAGATTTGCGGCATTAAGTTATTTCACACCAGCAGGTACTTCATATGTAACTGGTCAGGAAGCAGAAACTTCTGCGGCAATTGTACAAGCGAGTGCTATTGCTAAATTAGTTGTTGCAAATGCAACACACAGTAACTTACAAGGTTCGACACCTAAGTATACAAATGCAAGTTACATCGCGGAAGCAGGTTCAACAGATTTAATTGAAACATTGATGAAATATTCATCAGATGCAATCACGGCAGGTAACGTAAATGGTGTACCGGCGAAAAATAATCCTAACATTACTTTAAATGTTAAGACTGGAATTTACAACGAAATCCTTCCAATGAGGGTATCAAGAAACACAGCAGTTGTTGGAGATGAATTAAGATCAACAAACATCAGACCAGCGGGTTCAGTTGTTAACTCTTCAGACGTACAATACAGTTTACAAGGTATTCAACGTATGGAAGCAATTTTAAGTGACATCATTCAAAATAATTCAGTAACAAAAACACCATCAGGTGGTGTTGTTTCAATAACTGCTCCAGGTGGTTACATAGGTTCAAACGAAGGTACAGGAACAGCAGTTTCTTCAACAGGTGGTAATGGTTCAGGTGCTACATTCAACATTACAGTTAACTCATTTGGTTTCGTGACTGCATTGGCAGTGGCGGCTCCAGGACAAAGTTATCAAATCGGTGACAATATCACTATTCCAGCAAGTACAACTATTATTGGTCCAAGTGGTAACACAACACTTGGTGTTGCAGTCACTTTCCCAGTTACAGCGGTAACTTCAGGAAACACATTGACGCAGAACACAGATGCTCCGGCAGGTTCGGCGGCGGCTGGTACAAGAGCGGCTACAATCGCTGACCAAATTGAGAAGTACATTGACTTCAAAATCAATGCAAACGGTTCGGAACCAGCACTTCAAGGTAGCAACATTCCAGAATTAACAGCGGCTTACACAGATGCAAGATTAAGACTTTTAGCAAACAAAGAATTTATTGCCAAAGAAGCGGCAGAATACGTGAAAAGAAATAATCCAGGCGTAAGTTTTGTTGTTTCAGACTGTGAAGATGACATTAAAGATTACGTAGATGGAATAATTTACGACTTACAATTTACAGGAAACCAGAGATCATTGCAAGGTGCAGAATGGTACGTGAACGCAGTACAAGGTTCAACTACTAAAAATATGTTCCATATGAGAAACGCAACTGGTTTAAGAAACTGTACACTACAAGGTTTAACAGGTACATTAGGTTCAGCAAACAGTTATGGTACAAAACGTCCTTCAGCAGGTGCTTTTGTTTCATTAGATCCAGGATACGGTCCACAAGATTACAAAACTTGGATCGCAACTCCGACTGCTGGAACAGTACAATACACACCAACAAATGGTACATATGATCCTGCAACAGGAACAACAGTATTAACAATTGGTGCTCACAACATGGAAGCAGGTGAGTCTGTGAGAGTAACAACTGGAAGTTTAAGTTTCCAATGTTCACAAGACAACTACAATACAACTCATGCTTATCCAAGATCAACTGACCCAGCGGCAGGTAAAGAATTATTAGTTGAAGCAGTTACTGACACAACAATTCAAATTAATGTTGGAGCAAGTGGCGGTGGAGACCAATACGTACACAGATGGGTAAGTGCTTCTGCAAACGCAGTACAACAAGAAACTGTATGTAGAACAGGTGGTAGATCACCTTACGTACAAAACGTTACAAACTTTGGTACAGCGGCAATTGGATTAAAAATTGATGGAAACTTACACGAAGGTGGTAACGATTCAATCGTTGCTAACGACTTTACACAGGTAATTTCCGATGGTATAGGTGCTTGGGTAACTAACTTGGGAAGAGCAGAACTTGTTTCTGTGTTCTCATACTACGGACACATTGGTTACCTTGCAGAAAACGGTGGAAAAATTAGAGCAACAAACGGTAACAGTTCATATGGTGACTTTGGTTGTGTGTCAGAAGGTGTTGACTCAACAGAAGTGCCAATAACTGCAACTGTAAACAACAGATCAACTGATGCACTTGCAGATGTATTCACAGACGGAAGTGCTATCCAGGCGCTATTCTACAAAAACGCAGGTAGAGAATACGTTGCTAACCAAACAACTTTAACTTTCGCAGGTGATGGTTATGGATTAAACACACCAGCGGCAACAGTTAATACAGGTGGTGTATACGAAATTAGAGTAACTGACCCAGCAGGTAACAACTTAGGTGGAGATGGTTACATCACAACAACTAACTCAGCACAAACAGGAACAACAACACAAATTACTTTAGCGGCGGCAGACAGCAGAGCCTCTGGTGCTTATGTTGGTATGTTCTTATTAATTACAGAAGGTAAAGGTGCAGGTCAATATGGTTACATTGACACGTACAGTTCAGCAAGTAAAATTGCAACAATCAAGAAACTTTCAGACAACAGTGCTGGATTTGATGTATTAGGTGGAGTAAGTGTTGAATCAAGTTTAGATTCTACAACAATTTATGAAATCACTCCAAGAGTACAGATAGGTGCTCCGGATAACGATGGATCAACTGCTGTGAGACAGGCAGTTGGTATTGCGACAGTTGTAACAAATAAAATTACACAAATCAGAATAATTGATTGTGGTGCTTCTTACACAAGTGCACCAACAGTTACACTTGTTGATCCTAACAACACATCAGACGCAACATTACAATCTTACATTGGTGATGGTGTGTTAGGTCCACCAACATTTGTTGCACGTGGTATAGATTACAAAACAGCGTCAGTTGGAATCACTGCACAAGGAACACAGGCAACTGTAACTGGAATTACTCAAGCAAGACCACCAGTGATTACTACACAGGCGGCGCACAATTACAGTTCAGGTGATAGAGTTAAATTCACTGGCATAGTTGGAATGACAGAATTGAATACAGGTGTATTTTACTATGTAAGAGTTGTAAACACAACTTCATTTGAACTTTTTGCAGATGATGGATTTACTACTCCATTAGATTCAACAAATTACACTGCATACTCAAGTGGTGGTACAGCAGAGTTGTTTGGTGGATTTAGAGATTCTTTCCAATCAGGAAAATTCATACAGGTAGAAAATTTAAGTGAATTACCAAGAGCAGGTGCAAACATTGAGTTCGGTCACAGACCAGGAGTTTATTACAAACTTGTTGCAACTATCAGTCAACTTGGAACACAAACACCTTACAGTGCATTGTTACAAGTTTCACCAAACGTGACGGCGCAGTATGCTCCGGATCATGGTACAAGTTTATCTATAAGAATTAGATATTCACAAAATAGATTGACTGGACACGACTTCTTAGATATTGGTACTGGTAACTTTAGTTCAACTAACTATCCAGGAACACCAAATCAAAATCCAATACCGGCAAACGAAACTGTTGAAGGCGGCGGTGGTAGAGTATTCTTTACTTCAACTGACCAAGACGGTAACTTCAGAGTTGGTGACTTGTTCAACGTAGAACAGGCAACAGGTATTGCGTCGTTGAATGCAGATGCATTTAACATTTCAGGACTACAAGAATTACAGTTGGGAGATCTAGCATTAGGAGGATCTAGTGCTTCAATTAACGAGTTCTCAACTGATGGTACAATGGCGGCTAATTCGGACTCCATTGTTCCGACACAGAGAGCAATTAGAACTTATATCGCTTCACAGATCGGTGGTGGTGCAAGTTCGCTCAATGTTAACTTAATTACTGCTGGATTAGTGGTAATTACGGGTAATACGATAAGTACAAGTAACAACAGTAAAATTACTATTAGCAGTGTTGCAAACTTCACAAAAGGAGTAACAGGTGTGCCGATAGCAATGAATATGTTGATACATAGTTAATAAAAGGAGAAAAAGGACATGGCATCAGGAAGAATAGGAAAAGCAAATCTTACTGCCGCTACCAATACCACTGTGTATACGACACCTGCTTCAACTTTCACGGTTGCAACAGTATCGTTTTGTAACAGAGGTAATCAAGCCATTGCTGTTAGATTAGCGGTGGCGGATAGTGCGACTCCAGATAACGCAGAATACGTTGAATATGAAACAGAAATTCTGAGTCACGGAGTGTTAGAAAGAACTGGTTTAGTACTTGCGGCAACGCAAAAATTGGTTGCATATTCAAGTGCGGCTAACGTAAGCGTGGTTGTAACTGGAATTGAAACAAGTACTGCTTAATTTTATGTAAATTAACATAAATAGTATAAACGAAGGAAACAAAAAAATGGGAAGATACATATCAACAACTGGAACTGCTGGAGTATCCACTAAAATAGTGAGTACGACACACCAAGCGGCGGTAAATGAGAGAATCTTAGCAAACAGTTCTTCAGGAACGTTTACAATAACGTTACCAGCGAACGCAAGTTTATTAGTTAATGACACAATTCAGATCATTGACGCAAACTCTAGTTTTGGAACTAATGCGGTAACTGTTGCAAGAAATTCATCTTTAATTCAAGGAAGTGCAGACGACTTAACACTTGACTTAAATGGTGCAATAGTAACTTTAATTTACACAGGCGCGACTTATGGTTGGATCGTAGGTGCTGTATAATATTTTTATTATATTACACTTATAAAACTAATTGGGGAAACGGAGACTATGGCAAGTTTAAAATCATTACTCGGTACAAAGCAGGACGCATTCGTATCGGTTGCGGAATCTAACCTAGAAAAAGGTCAGATTTTTACATACCATAACGGTGCAAACTACTCTAGAATATGGTGCGGATTTTGTTTCCACCCGGACGTATCTGGAACAGCAGTAATAGAGGCGTGGGGAGCAGGTGGCTCTGGCGCTGAGATGTGTTGTTGCGGTTTTGGTCTTCCAGGTAACTCAGGTGCCTACGTTAAGAAAACAGTTGTTATGTCACCAGGCGATTACATTTGTGGTTGCACTGGTATATCTTGTGGTAACTCAGATAGTTTATGTTTTAGAGGTTGTTCAGAACCTACCATGGTAAGATTATGCATAGGTGGAACAGAGACTTGTATGTGTGCAGAAGGTGGTAGAGGTGGAATAACTTATTGTTCAACTAACTCAAGTTTTTATTGTTGCTACAGAGCAAATGGTTTCTGTGTAACAAAAACAGACAACAACCAATGTGGAATTATTTGTAACCAGTGTAACGGGGCATGGGTAGCCTGTGCATATGGTGGAGAGATTAACAAGCCAGGATTAAATTCTTGTGTGTCAGCATTTGGTTGCTATCCTTCATGTATTTGTATGTTTAATCACCACATTCCAACTCCAGCGGGACAAGGTTCCAAAGAGGGAAGGATGATTGTATATACAAATGACAACAATAACGATTTTGCACAATGGTCAGGTAACGGTCATCACCAACACAGAGCAAATTTAGGATCAGGTAGATTCCCAACAGGCGGTATACCTTGGTCATCTTGTTGGGGAGCGAGTAAGGCTTGTGGATGTTACAACAATGATGGTTGTGTGCCAGTACTTCCAGTTGGATCTGGTGGTAGAGGACCTAACCCTTGTCCAGGTGTTAGAGATCACGCAATCAGAGGTGGCTTTGGAGCAGTGAGGATTAGATTTATAAGTTAAGGATTTATTATGGCAAGTTTAACAACATTATTACAAACCAAATATGATTTTGCAGTAGGTAACGAGACTAACCTAGAGCAAGGAAGAATTTATCAGTACTATCCAGGCAGTGCTAGAGGCACAAACTTTAGATGTCACGTTTGTTTCGTGGCACCATCGGCTGGTACAGCAACTATCGAGATATGGGGTGCTGGTGGATCAGGTGCTGAGATGTGTTGTTGTGGATTTGGATTAAACGGAAATCCAGGTGCATACAGTAAAAAAACTTTAACAATGGCATCAGGCTGTTTCATTTGTGGAATAGTTGGTCAGTCATGTGGTAACGCAGATGACCTATGTCACAGAGGTACTTCGGAACCAACACAAATTTGTTGGTTTGCAGGTGGTACAGATGGATGTATGTGTGCCCAAGGTGGTAAGGGTGGTTACACTTATTGTTCAACTGGTAACTCACCATACTGTTGTTTCATAGCAGGCGGATTCTGCGGAACACAAGGTGGAGACCAATACTGCGGAATTATTTGTAACTTTAAAGATTCATCAAGTGAACCAACTTTCTGTGCTCAGGCATATGGCGGTGATACAAACTGCTACGGTGGGTTCAGTTGTTGGTATTTCAGAGGATGTCAACCAAACTGTAACTGTAGAAACGTTCCAGTAATTAAATTCCCTCCAGGAATGATATCTACTTGTGGTGGAGAAGTTCATTACACATTAGATTCTGACAATGGTAGATCTCAATGGTCAGGAATGGGTGGTTGGATGAATGCCTCTCACGGATTTAACCTTGCAACAAGATCACCAACACAAGGTGGTCCATACACTGCTTGTTGGACAGGTAACAGAAGTTGTGGTTGTTATCAAGCCAATGGTTGTATACCTTTCATGCCAGCAGGTATAGGTGGACAAGGTCCAAGACCATGTGATGGCGTAAGAGATCACGCACACAGAGGTGGACATGGTTTAATTAGAATTAAATTTGTAAGTAGCACTAACGACTACGATTTAGATAGTGCACCGTAAGGATAAGGAGTAAATATAGTATATGGCTAGTTTAAAAGGATTACTAACTAACAGAAACCCAGCAGAGATGATCGAAGAGAATCTCGAGACTGGTTATATCTACGTTTGGTCTCCAGGAACTAACTACACAAACTTCTGTAATGGTGTATGTTGGAAAGCACCAGCGGCAGGTACAGCACACATAGAAATATGGGGAGCAGGTGGCTCGGGTGCTAGAATGTGTTGTTGCGGTGATGGATTACCAGGCAACGCAGGTGGATATGCTTACAAAAAAATTACTGTAGAAGCAGACGATACATTAACAGGATGTACAGGTATGCCATGCTACGCACACTCACTTTGCCACTCAGGTTGTTCAAATCCAACAGGCATTTGTTGGGTAACACAAAACAACGGAAATGGTTGTATGTGTGCAAGAGGTGGATACGGTGGTAAATCTATGTGTACAACAGGAAGTTCTTTATACTGTTGTTACAGAGCACAAGGTTTCTGTACTGTAAGATGTAACAATGATAACTGTGGATTAGTTTGTAACGTGTGTACAGACGGTAACACAGAATCTTGGCAGGCGTGTGCATACGGTGGAGATATCAACTGTTGCGGACAGTTCGGTTGTGTATCTTTCTTCGGATGTTGCCCACACTGTAAATGTAGATTCCAACAACACGTTCCGATTCCAGCAGGACAATTTGCTGTTAACGGTGCGTTGATAACTTTCCAGAAAGAGTCGGATGGAACTCCGATGTCTAACTGGTCAGGTAACCAAATTTTCCAATACTATGCGGCTTTGAACTCAGCATCCAAATCGCCAAGACAAGGAACTCCAGACTCACACTGTTGGAGATCAGATAGAGCGTGTGGATGTTATGAAATGCAAGGATGTAACAATTATCTACCAGTTGGTGGTGGGGGAATTGGCCCCAACCCATGTCCGGATGTAAGAGATCACGGAATCAGAGGTGGATTCGGAGGAGTAAGAATCAGATTTGTTGCTTCATAATAATTGAAGTTAGATAAATAAAACTGTAAGAGGATATAAAACTATGTTTACAAAAGAATTTGATATAGCAATGCCAAATGAACCAATGAAGAACGACTTCAGTGGTGGTGCAACAATCACTGGAACTTACAAAGGTCCAAGATACATTAAAATCGAGTACAACAATGACACTAAAATTGTTGGTAACTGGATTGACGAAGGTGACGCAGAGGCAGATTTCGCAGGTAACCCAGTAGCAGAAGGTTTTTCATCAACAACTTTAGACGCAGATGTTGATACAAAATGGGTTGCATACATAACAGGTCTTTATACAACAGGCGACGTTGCTGACTACGAAGAAGATTTAGGCACAACAGATGAAAACGGCGACGCAGAGAAATGGACTTTTTACTGGCACGATGGTTCAGGTGTACTTGCACAGATTTACAATCAAGGTACAATGAAATTTGAAGATGGTGCAATAGTAGAACCAACAGTAAGAACACACTCAGTAACAGAAGCAGAATTCACAGAATCAGTAAACGAACATATTGCTAACGCAACATCAGAAGCGGCAAGAGATGTTTACTCAGATGATGAAAAAGCGGCAATCAATGCTTACAAATCTACACTAGAAGGTTTAAGCACGAGGTATTCTGGTAAAGATCACTGGAAGATTCCGTTCCCACAACAACCAGACTACAAGTAATCATTTTTTAAAGTAAGGTTTCGTACACAAAATAAGTACGAGTATGCCTTACAAAGATTTAGCAGTACCAAGGGAAGACAAATACTCAGAAGATGATATGAATCATCTGACTTTCATCAATAACAAAATTCCATTCACCGTAAATTTACCAAATCAACCATATGTAGATGATTTCAGTGAAGGCATAACGCACGATTGCTTTTACATAGGAATGAATTACATCAAAGTTAATAGAAGAATCAGTGACGGACTTGTATTAGAAGTATTAACCGAAGCACAAAAAATGGAAGAAATAGAGTCCAGAAAAATTATTCATGACGAAGGTTGCGACAGTTTTATAATAGACGCAAGAGAACACACTTGGGAAGCGGCATACATCACTGGAAGATATTATCATGAGGACATACCGAATTACGAAGAGGAACTTGGCACAACAGACTTTTGGGGTAAGCCTGAAGTTTGGGATTACAGCCACACTCCAGAAACTGGCGTACTGGCACAAATTTATTATGTAAATTCGATGTATTACAATGATGGAAAATTTAGTAAGCCTAAATTCAGAGAACACATTATTAAAAGAGAAAGTTTTGACGATATGGTACAAGTACACATAAGAGACACAGTACGCGAACTAAAAAGAAATGTTTACAAGCCAGAAGATATAGAATACATAAAAAAATATGGTGAATGGCTTAAAACAGTGCCCGAAACATACAAAAATATTAAGCATTGGAAAATAAAATTTCCTCCCCTGCCTAATTATAAACCTTAATCAGACTTAACACTCCTGGAATAACCCAATCATTAAATAAATTATATGAGCAATTCAAAAAGACCTAAGGCTTTCTTTTTAAATGGTGGAATGGGTAGAATAATATCTGCGATACCTGCCTTAGAAAAATATCACGAAGCAAAAGAAGATCCTGATTTCATAATAGTTATAGAAGGAATATGTAACATTATGAATGGTCATCCTACTTTAGATAATAAAACTTATGATATGTACCATAAAAATTTATTTCATACAAAATTAATCAATATGGATATTGTAAGTCCAGAGCCTTACAGACTAAATGAATATTTTAATCAAAAGTGTGACATTGCTCAGGCGTTTGATATGTTAATCAACAAAAAAGGCATCAGAGAATTACCTGCACCAACTTTAATTTTAAGTAAAGAAGAATTATTAGAAGGCAGAAAAGCAATAGACGAAATCAAAAAGAAAGTAAAAAAAGAAAAATTAGTAATTATTCAACCGTTTGGACGTGCAATCACACAAATAGATAATTCATTTGTAGACAAAAGCAATAGGAGTATAGAATTTAGTAATTTAAAACAAATAATAAAAAAATTACAAGAAAAAGATTGGGCAGTATGCATAATGAGTGAATTCGGAATAGAATTTAAAGATGCAGGATTTAAGGACGAGGTAGCAATTCCTGAGATACCCGACTTACGTAAATGGGCAGGTTTAATAAAATACGCAGATCACTTTCTTGGTTGTGACAGTGTAGGACAACATCTTGCAAAAGCAATGGAAACTCCTGCGAGTGTAGTAATGGGTGCAACATATCCTATCAATACAAGTTATCCTAATGATAAAAATTTTACAATTATTGATATGGGACAGTTCGATAGAGAATATGATCCAATAAGAATAAGTTTTGACGAAAGAATAAGCAGAAAGCACGAGAGAATTATGACAATGACTCCCGAGATAGAAGACTATGTAGTGTCTGCTGTAAACGGAGACCCAATAGAGGAATAATATGAGCGACGATTTAACAAAATACAACAAGACAGGATACATTGCCGCAGTGGCCAGAGGTCATAATGCTGGAGTGTGTTTACTAAAAGATGGCAAAATAGTTTTTTCAATAGAAGAAGAAAGATTGTCTAGAAGAAAATATGACGGTGGACCATATGCTTCTATGTTTGAAATTTTAAAATACACAGACAAGATAGATTATCTTGTAATTGCACACACACAATCATTAAAAGATCCTTCCACAGGAAGAGTAGACTACTCGGGAGATGATGTTTACACAGGTATTGCAAGAAAATTAGGATTAATAGATCCATACATACACAAAATTGAACATCCACAAGTGATTGACTTGTCACATATACATCACAAACTTCATGCGGCGTGTGCCTTTTATAGATCAGGCTTCGATAAAGCAGTTGCAGTAATTGTTGATGGTGCAGGAACATTTATTCCTATAAAAAATAGTGTAGCAGGTGATATGACAGTGTTTGAAGTTGAAAGTATATTCAGTTGTGATTATCCAAATGATATCTATGCATTATACAAACACTACGGAACAGGCACAGCAAGTCCAGGCGGTTATTATCCTCACATGGATTCAGAAAGCATAAGCGAGCCTGGAAAAACACACGAAGCATTATTCACTGACAAAGCAGGAATAACAAAAACTTATGAAGCAGTAACTCAATACTGTGGATTTAGTGCCATCGAGGCAGGCAAGACAATGGGATTATTTCCTTACGGAAAACAAAATGATGTTATACCACCATTATTTCAAAAGGAAGGTAAATTTGAACTATCAAACAGAAACTTTATAATACCAACATATCCAAATGCGGCACAGGTGAACAGTCAGATTTATCCTTTTGTAGATGAAAATCCTGATACAGAGGACAGCAAAGACTGGACAAAAATGCAAAACAGAAGAGACATGGCTTACGCCGTGCAAAAAGAAACACAGAAACAGTGTTTGGATCTAATTTACAAAGCAGTACAGATGAGCGGATGTAAAAATGTTGTATTCTCAGGAGGTTATGGATTAAATTGTGTGGCAAATTATTATTATCTTGAAAGTTTACAAAAAGACGGAATAAAATTATATGCTGAACCAGTGTCAAACGATGCGGGAACGGCTATGGGTGCGGCTATGTTGTTTTATTACAGCCTAACACAAACAAAAGAAAAGAAAGTAGATGCTCCAACTTTATATTTAGGACCAAAAAGAACATACACAGCAGAACAAATTAGTGAAATATGCCAAAGACCAGGCGTTGTTTTAGAAGATTGTGATGATTCGAAAGTTGTACAACTTTTAATTGATAAAAATATAGTATCAATATTCCAAGGACAAAGTGAAAATGGTCCTAGAGCATTGGGTAACAGAAGTATTTTATTTGATCCTAGATTCAAAGACGGTAAAGATTATGTTAACAGAGTTAAAAAACGTGAATATTTTAGACCGTTCGCTGGCACAATACTTCATGATTATGTGCATGATTGGTTTGATCTACGTGGTATGGAAGAAACTCCACATATGATGTACGCTGTAAACTGTCAACCAGGAATAGAAGAGAAAATTCCTAGCATAATACACGTTGATGGCACTTGTAGAATACAATCTGTGAAGCGTGAACAGAATCCTTTGTACTATGATTTAATCAAAGAATTTCATAAACAGACAGAATGTCCAATTATATTCAACACATCATTCAATTTAGGTGGAGAACCACTTGTAGAAACTTTGGAAGACGCTGTAAGAACGCTTCAGCACAGTGAAATTGAATATCTGTACTTGCCAGAGTACAAAAAAATAGTAAAGGTTTTAAATGGATAGGAAAACAGCAATATTTGTTAATGGCGGAATGGGTAGAAGTATTAGTTCTATACCTGCAATCGAGAAATATGTGGAAGAAAACGCGGATAAAGATCCAATAATTATTTGCGAAGGTGGCACTGATGCCTACAAAGGTCATCCGAAACTACATTACAGAGCATATGACACTTGGCACAAAAATTTATTCCAAGATTTATTAAAAGATAGGGATTTATTGTCTCCGGAACCTTATAGAATATGGGAATACTACAATCAGAAATGTAGTTTAGGACAAGCATATGATATAGCAATAAATGACAAAGGAATAAGAGATCTGCCAAGAGCAAATTTAAGATTAAGCAAAGAAGAAATGCTACTTGCAAGAAAAATGATTTCAGAAGTAAAAGAAAAAACTGGAAAAGATAAAATTGTTGTATTCCAACCATTTGGCAGAGGCGCACAACCAGAAAAATTGGACGAAAAAAATAAAGAAAAGCAACCTGATATAATAGACACTACGGGCAGAAGTGTAGAACTAAAAAATGTTTGGAATATTGTGCGTAAATTATCCAAAGAATATGGCGTAATGGTGATGAGTGAATTTCCATTGGACTTTGGAAAACATATACCTAACAAACCTGTTGCACTTCCTATGGGAACACACATAAGAGTATGGATGGGTATAATACAACAAGCAGATCATTTTATTGGCTGTGATTCAGTTGGTCAACACATTGCCCATGCATACAATAAATCAGCGACTGTTGTTATCGGATCCACATATCCTATCAATACAAGTTTTCCTAATGATGAAAAATTTGATGTAATTGACCTTGGTAAAGACGAACGTGTTTATAGTCCAATAAGAGTCACTTCAGATGAGTTTTCAGACCGGCTAAATGAGGGAATAATGGCTATGGAAGAGGAAACAGAGACCCGTATCGTGAAGTCAGCACAAAGGCTTATCAAACACGGTAAAAACACCCGCAAATAACCTATATCTACGTATTCCACAACTCTTGTCAATTAGGTAAATACACTATAACAAGGGATTTTCGACTATGTTTGATGTATCAAGATTTTTTGGCAAGGGTGATAAAAATACGCTTCTTTTGAAGAACGGATTAAATTTTTCACACAATGGGCCATATGGAGTTGTAGAGGACGGTCTAGTATTAGACAAGTTCCACGTGAACACGTTTTCATCGGCGGAATACGCAATACAAGTTGACTATGATACTAACAACAAAGAACTTATTAAGATGTTAGTCACTGCAAGTCCTAATCAATCAGCATTAACAATATATGCTAGAACAAATTTAGGTAACAATCTTATTACAATAGACAGCACAGTTGATAATTCATTGTGCAAAATAACGGTAAATCCAACTGACAAAAGTCAAACAGAGAAATATTCGGGATCAAAAATAATATTCAGCGCCACTTATTTTGCAACGCAAAATGCATTGGTGGGAGGAACACAGGTAACAAGTTAATATGGCAGTAGTAAAAAGACCTTTTATAAGTGAAAGTGGTTTTCAAAGTACAGGTTTTACAGTTGATACGGCAGGTAACGTTACTGTCCGTACAATTACGAACACATACACTCCACCAGCACCGGCAGTAGTACCTGATTTCAACGTAGAAGAAACAGCAGGTGCTTTTAGTTGGAAAAAAGATGGTACAGCAGTAGCAGGAACCAATCCTACTATCACTGTCGAGAGAGGTAAAACATATTCCATAAATTTAAATTTAAGCAGTTTAGCATTTAACATCTTCAAAGCGGACACAAACAATAGTGCCGTGCCTGGAGACCTATACAGCACAGGTCTATCACACACAAACATAGTTACTGGAGCGACTTTAGTTTCAGGCACTAAAAACTTTTCACAAACATGGCAACAACAAACATCTGGTGCAAACAGAACAGTTGAATACTTTACTCCAGACACAACTGGAACAGCATACGCAAACAAAAAATTACCTGTTGTAATTGCTCTACATGATTCGGGTAGCAATAGCACAACAGGTTTAGCATCTATAAATTACATAACAAACAGCATATTGATTGCACCGCAAGGATATTTGAACACATGGAACGTTGGTTATCAATCAAGCAAAGCCAATGACATTGCACTATTAGATTCAATAATCGCGGACTTAGAAAATTATGACAACGTAGATACAAGAGAAATTACAATAATAGGTTACGGAAATGGCGCACAATTGGCGTTACAATATTCTTTGTACAATCAATCTGCTACTATCAAACATATTATTTGTTACAATGGTTTATTACACCTTGACCAATACAACTCAACGTTACAAAAATTTTATTCATACTCATTGAACAGTGTCGACAATGACACATCTACTGAAATCACTTGGGCAGAACTTACACCAATAGGACAAAGAAAAATTTTAATGTTCAATGGTGAACAAGAATTAAATTTCTTGTTTAATGGTGGATCATATTTGGGGCAAACTTTATATGGCGGTGTTGATTCAGTTCATGGAATGGCAGTTGCTAATGCTTACAGTGGAACAAAAATTACATCACCTACATTACAACCTAATGGAAGTAATTTATATGATTACTCAGATGTAAAAATGTATTCTTTTCCAACAGTTGCAAATAATTTTAGTGCTGTTCAGAATGATATTAGAAGTTTAATTACAACACAAATTACTCCGGGCACATATTTAGATGTGCCAACATCTACAACTTTGACAGATGCACAGGCACAAGGACAACAAACAGGAAATTTAAGTTACACAGTTCCAGTTGACGCACCTGACAGTATGTTTTATGCTGACAGCGACGGAAATCCATTTGGAACAGTAACGGTAACACAACCATCAGTAATTGGTGTTGGTGTATTCAGCAGTATTTTAAACACAGGAAATTTATTACAAAATGGTGTTAATGCAAACATCGAAATGAAACCAACAGGAACAGGTCTTATTACGATTAATCCGGAAACAACTGGTACAATTAACAACATGAACATCAACACAGCACAATTAACAACATCAGGAAACGTAAACTTGACACCAAATGCAGACGTTACAATTAGTCCACAAGCAAGTGGTACACTAACAATAAGTCCTCTTGCTGTAGGTACTTTAGATAACGTCACAGTGGGCGGAACTACACCAAGAAATGGAACCTTTTCAAATATAGTTTCGAGCCAAGGAACGTTAAATAGTACTACAATAGGCTTAACAACTGCGGCGCAGGCGGCATTTACATCGGCTACTGTAACAAGTGGTCCGGCAACGGCTAATAGTTTAACTAGAAAGTCGTATGTAGACAACACTGCAACAGTTTTAAGTATTGCCTTAGGAGCGTAAAAAAGAATGGCTAAAAGACGAATAAACGATTATAAATTTATACCAGGTATCCCTACAACAGGAAACCTATATCCTAATGCTTGGGCACAGATCAATGCCAACCAAGAATACTTGAAAGATGAAGCAACGGCTTACATCGCTTCTAGAGTTACAACTGATACTGCTTATGATGCCTACCCTAACACATCAGCAAGAATTACAAACAACTTAGAATACATTAAGGCAGAAGTTGCGAAATATGTTGAAAATCAAGTTGCAGGAAACGTGGCTCCATTCGCGGGTTATGGTGGTTTATCTGCAAACATAAAACAGGATGTTGAAAAAGTTGTAAATGCCGCTTACAAAGATGCAAGATATGGCGGTAACGAAAGAATGAGAGCTCAGTCAAACACATACTACGTTGACGGTGTTTTACAACTAGGAGATCAAGGTAATCCAGAAATTGATTACTTAACATACGCAAGAAACTTAATTCATAGTTACATCTTAACTGGTGCGGCAAACTCTACAATTAACACTGAAGGTTTAACACAGAACACATCAGGTTCAAACGCAGAGTCGGCGGGACGTACATTGATGCAATCAAACATGAACGTTATTATCAATGCAATTGATAATGGCATACTGACGTTGCCGGCAGAAGTTATTTCGAGTTATCCTTTTGCAGATTACACTTATGACCCTTACCTTTGTGAAAGAGATATGGGTTACAACATCACTGGTATACTGAAAGATTTAAGATATGGTGGTAACGAACAATCAAGATACAACGCAGGTACATATTGGAACGGCGAAGTTTCTGTTCTAACAGGAAACAGACAGCCGGAAATACAGACAAAAAATGAAATAAGAAATATTATCAACAATCACATTATACCTGGAACTGCACACACAACAAAACAAAGTCCAGTTGTTACGCAACAAACAATATTAGGAAATGCAGGTGAAGCCGCGGCAAGTGGAAGAGTAACAACATTATTTGGAATAATCACAGATGTGATCCAAAATGGATTAGATAATTTACCTACACAGATCAACAACGGAATATCAAGTGTAAAAATTCCAGAGAGAGTAGAATTAGCAGAATTATTATTGATCACAAACACCACAGACAACACAGTATTATACACGTTTAATGATTCGGCACAAGGTGCAACAGTAAGTTTCAAAAGAGAATATGAATCAGGAACTTCTAACACAACAGCATTTGTTGATCCAGATTTTCCAAAAGCATATCATGGCAATGATGTAATCACAACTATATTTTTAAATGCAGATACATCTGCGGATAATGACACAGATGAATTACAAATATTTGTGGAAGATGATGAAGTAAGAACACGTCCACATGACTTTGGAACTGATGCAATTGAAAGACTTAGAGTTGCACAACCTGAATCAATGCTTGACGCTGACTTTGAATACGGTCTTCAGCCTACGAAGTGGCAAGCGATTGCAACACAAAGAGGTTATCCATCAATTTACGAAGTGCCAGGTACAGACTTTGATATTGCAACTGTGACTTCAGATGCTTCGGCAGGTACACAAGGTATTGGTTCATCTTTGATTACAGTGACAACAGTAGGACCACACAACTTTGAAGCAGGACAACCATTCACAATTACAGGATTTAACAATGCAGTGACTGGTGCAAGTAGAGCCGCAGGTTCATTTGTTGTAAACACTATCATAAGTTCAACACAATTTACATATTACGCAAAGGCAAAAGTTGCTTCTGCAAATCCAACAACTATTTCTACAACAAATACGCAGTTAAGAGAAGGTAACTTCTATACAGGAGCGGCGATTGGATTTCCTTCTTTCAGTGTATCAAGTAACGGATCATCAGGATCTTTCACAACGGCTTTGAATGCATTAAGTGGTGCAAGTATTTTACCTTACACAGGAACAACTCCACCAGTTGGTGCTCCACTGTCAGGAACGGGTATTCCAACAGGTACACAGATTACTGGTGCTAACGGAGCCGGTGGTGCATTAGCATCTCCTAATGTTACAGGAGACTTTTTATCAGGAGTTACAGAAATCACAGTGGCAGATTCCGCTGGTATTGTACAAAACTCTGTAATCGATAGAGGTGACGGTTACGCAGTTGCAATCACAAACATCGCAGGAAACAATTTAACTTTATCAAGTCCATTGGTACAAAACATTATTGGTGACATCACAAACTACACAGGACTAGCAGGTGTTAATTATACACCAGCAGGTCAATTAGCAACATTTGATATTTCAAGAGTTGGTGGTAACTACTCTGTTGTCATAGCGTCATCAGGTGAAAATTACACAGTAGGTGATGCAATAGTAGTTCCAGGAACAAGTTTAGGTGGATCTACACCAGCCAATGATGCAACAGTTTTAGTAGAAAGCGTTGACACTGGTGGAGAAATTTTGACAGCAAGTATAAGTGGATCTGCATTCACAGGTACAGGAAATACAACTGGTACATCTCCAACATGGCAAGGTGGATTAGGACAAGGTGCACAAATTAATGTAACAAAAACTAACCAATCATACACAGTTGCATTAAATTCTCCAACTTACACAGGCACAGCAGTAGGAACTTTCCCAGGAGCGGCAGGTTCAAGTGCAACATTTGATGTTGTTGCAACAGCAGGATCTTATTCTGCAAGTGTAAACGGAGCAGGTTCAGGATACATTGTCAATGATGTTATTAGAATTGACGGTTCAACATTTGGTGGTACAAGTGCCAACCATGCAAACATTAGAGTGACAGCAGTAACAGGTGGTGGAGCAATACAAACTATTTCAGTGTTAGGTACAGCGCCAGCACAGGAAGTAACTTACAACACAGTGGCGTTTACAGGTGGTAATGGAACATCAGCGGCATTCAACGTTACAAGAAACGGAACGACTTATTCGGCGGCAATTACAAGTTTAGGTTCAAACTATCAACAGAATGATGTTTTAACTTTCTTAGGTTCAAATCTAGGTGGTGTGGACTCAACCAACGATGCACAATTAACAGTCACAGCAGTTGACGGCAATGGTGGAATTTTAACTTTCAACGTTACTGGTACAGCAGTTGATACAAAATCTTACACAGCAATATCAAGTGGTGCAAACCTATCTGGTGTTGATGCAACATTTGACGTGTCAATTTCAGGCACATCTTATTCTGTATCAGTAAACCAAGCAGGTAACGATTACAGCGTAGGACAAGATTTAATAATTGCAGGAACTTCTTTGGGTGGAACGTCACCAGCAAATGATTTAACAATATCAGTTGCATCTATCACAGGATCAACTGGTACAGGACCAATCAACACAATTTCAACATCAGGTACAGCGGCACTTGAAGGTACAAATGGTTACAAAGTTGGTGACCAGTTCCTAGTAGGTGGCAGTGACTTAGGTGGTGTGGCTACAACCAATGATGCTATCGTTAGCGTTGGAGGTGTAAATGGCACAGGCGGTATCACATCATTAACAATTAGCGGTACAGGAACTGATGCCAATGTAGATTATACAAGTCCTGCTTACACAACATCCGCTTCAGGTACTGGTGCAGTGTTCGATATTAATAGAACAGGTACGACATATACAGCAACATTCAGCAATAATGGTAGTTCATTTATTGCTTCAGAAACAATTGACATAGCGGGTACGGCATTAGGTGGAACAAGTCCGGCCAACGATTGTCAAATTACAGTTGATACAGTGTCAGCAGGCGCAGTTGCAACATTCACAGTAACTGGTACAGCAGTAAACACACAAACATACACAAATGTAAACAAAGCAGGTAGAACAGGAACAGGTTTAAGTGTTAATGTAACTTTATCCAGTGGTTCTTACAGTGTTGCATTGAACAATCCAGGTGCAAATTATGCCGTGAACCAAACATTTAAAATATTAGGAACAAGTTTATTTGGAACTTCTCCTGCAAATGATTTAGAATTTACAATCACAGCAGTAAACAATTTAGTAAGTGGTGTTGTAACAACGATAGGAAGTATCACAGGTACAGCAAACACAGGAACAGGTAATTCATTAAACGTAAGTGGAACAAACAGAACTCCACAAGGTGTTGGAGCACAATTCAGTATAACAAGATCGAACCAAACTGACTCTTCAACTGCATACACAGATGTACAAATAACAAGTTTAGGTTCTAACTATGCAATTGGTGACAAACTTGTGATAGCAGGTTCAAGTTTAGGTGGACAAACTCCTGCAAATGATGTAACAATAAGAATTCAAAATATTAACACAACTGGTGGAATATTAGCACAAACACACACTGGTACAGCAGTCGCTGGTACAGGATTAAGTGTATTCGGTTCTTTATCAATATCAGAAACAATCACACAGAACATAGCACAGAACAGCACAATTACTTACAGTGCGTTAGCAACTATGCAGGTAGATTTTACTACTCCTCATGGACTAGTTCCAGGAAACGCATTCATTGTTGTAATACAATCAGATGACGGTGCAAACAATCACATACTTGCATCAGGTCCATTCCTTGCTACTGCAATTCCGTCAGCAACAAGATTACAATATCAAGTAAGATCACCTGGAGCAATTACGGATTCAGGATGGCAAGGGTTCGTGTACGCGAGACCAGATTCATTCTTCGTGCATAGACCATTTGATGGTGGTGTACAATTAGGTACAGGTGGTCCATCACATGGTGCACAGGCGATACGTCAATCTAAAAAATACATTAGATATCAATCAGGAAAAGGTTGTATGTATACAACGGGTGCCTTGTTTGCTCCAAGTTATGACTTATTGGCTGTATCAGCAGATGGATTGACACAAGGTTCTACAATCACAGTGACCACTGATGATGTTGACCACAATTTACAGGTAGGTGCTAGAATAAGATTGATAGGTATAGCAACATCTGGTTATGATGGATTATACACTATTGCAAGTGTTGTAAATGAAAGAACATTTACAGTATTGGCAACTATTGCACTGGGTGGTACAACAGCAGAATTTACAGATCAACCACAGGTATCATTATACGAATGGAATGGTGCAACTGTAAGATCAGGAATATTTGATGATCAGAACGGAATTTATTGGGAATACGACGGACAACAAACCAACGCAGTACAAAGAACAGCAACAAGACAACTTGCAGGTGTTGTAACTGTTTCACCTAACAGTAACACAGTGACAGGAACTGGTACAAGATTTAGAGAACAAGTTAAAGCAGGTGATAGAGTTGTCATCAGAGGTATGACACACGTCGTATCATCTGTTGCTTCTAATACATCAATGTTTGTTACTCCAGATTATAGAGGTGTCAATACTTCGCAAGGTGTAAAAGTTTGTGCAGTTGTAGACAAAAAAGCAAAACAATCAGAATTCAACAGGGACAAATTAGACGGCAACGGTAAGAGCGGTTATAATTGGGACGTATCTAAGATGCAGATGATCGGGATACAGTTTTCATGGTACGGGGCTGGATTTATTGACTGGATGGCAAGAGGTAACAAGGGTGACTTTGTGTTTGCTCACAGAATGAGAAACTCAAACATCAACACAGAAGCATTTATGAGAACAGGTAACCAACCTGTACGTTACGAAGTAACCAACGAAGGTCCAAACGGTAGATTAGAATTAGATATGACTACGTCACAAACAACAGTGCCACTAGTTGATGCATCATTCTTCCCTGACAACGGTGGAACTTTGTTTATTGACAACGAAATTATAACTTACACTGGTAAAACAGGAGATACTCTAACTGGTTGTACTAGAGCGGCTACATTAACAAACTTTAACGCAGGATCTACAAGAAACTATACTGGTGGATCAGCAACACAACACTTTAGAAACACAGGAGTTGTGTTGATATCTAACACAGCATCACCGATCATATCACACTGGGGATCAGCATATCTAACAGATGGTAACTTCGACGAAGATAGAGGATATCTATTCAGTTACGCTTCCACAGGATTAAGTCTTACAACTACAAAACAAACAGTGTTCCTATTAAGACTAGCACCGTCAGTATCTAACGCATTGACAGGTGACTTAGGAGATAGGGATCTACTTAACAGAGCCCAGTTGCTACTAGACGGTGTTGAGATCACAACAGACGTTCCGTCGGCGGGTGTTAACGGACAGTTGGTTGTACAGGGTGTATTGAATCCACAAAACTATCCAATTGATCCAGCAGATATAGGTTGGGGTGACTTGAAAGGTCCAGCACAAGGTGGACAGCCAAGTTTCGCTCAGATTGCGGCAGGTGGTTCGGTTAACTGGAACGGTGGTGCATCACAAACTACTCAAACAGCGGACACTATTGCACAGATGACTGCAACAGCAAACCACTGGTTCAACTTAGGTGGTAACAGAAACTATGCATACTTCCTTGAAGCACAATGGGAAGGCAAAGGTTTAAGAGTAGGTATGTCTGTAACATCTGGTCAGTTCCCATCAGGAACGGTGGTAACACAGATTATCGATTACAATTCATACTACTTCGTAAGATTTAGTAATAGACACACAGGTATAAGTTCAAACCAAGCAGTTGATTTTGCACTAGGTGGTGATCTAACTGGTACAAACTTCTTGTACATGGATCAAACGACATGGGAGGCTTCTAACGCAGTTAGCGGTACAGAAGTTGACACAGGTTACGCTAGTTTCCCACCAGGTACAACGGTTGCATCAGTTGATCCACTAGATACATTTGGTGCATCTAACTTCTACAGAGTTACATTCACACAGACATCGACAGGTACAATTACAGCAGGAAGTTCAGTAACGTTTGTATTTGGTCAACCACCATATGCACAACCGGGTGAAACTATATTTTCATTTATTGCGGTGCCAGGTGAAAGAGCGACATTGAATCTAGCGGCGATCAAAGCCTTAACTAACACCACACTAGGTGGACGTGGTACGTTCCCTAATGGTCCAGACGTGTTAGCAATCAACGTATTTAGAACAGCAGGTACGGGTGATGTTGCAGGAACAGTTACACTGCGTTGGTCAGAAGCACAGGCTTAATTATTTTTCTTCAGTAACGGTAGTTTTTTGGTTATCGCCTTTGATTATGCGATAGTTGTCATTGGGATCATCAGCAGTACTCACTTCAGTAATACTTCCATTGTCAGTTAGACATTGCACTTGATGAGGTAGGAAAGGAATGTTACGCCATGTATCACCTTCATTTAATTCTTTTGTGTAAAGTGTTGCGTCCTTGGTATCTATCCAACTTAATAAAAATTTGCCAGCATTGACAAACCAAGATTCATCTTTTTTTGCGTGATAGTGCATAGAAAATTTTGCACCTTTTCTATTGAAAACCATTATTTTTCCACAATATAAATCATTGGAAGCAAAAATTAATTCGTATCCCCAACCTTTGTCTATTTTACCTTCTTTATTAATTGGCATTTAAGAACTCCTCCACTGTTTTAAATTTGTGTTCTATGTTTTTATTTAATTCTGTTAAATCTGCACTGGTGTAGGTCTGATATTGACCTTGTAGTTTTGTAGGCATAGGTATGATTTCTATTTCTGCGTTGTATTTTTTGGCTACCAATTCAGCAACTTTCTGAAAAGATATTGGTGCACCTGTACCAACATTAAAAATCCCTGAAACATCTTTGTTCATCATCTTACTATGCACATCACACACGTCATCCACACAAACAAAATCACGCAAATATTGATCGCTGTTTTCAAACAATTTTATCTTGCCAGTCTTAGCCTGGTTTGCAAATTTTGTTACAGGTGATGCTTGATCTCCTTTGCTTTCTTCGTTGTTACCATACACATTAAAATATCTATAACCCTGGACAAGCACTTTAAATTCTCCCATTATTGAATTCACAAATCTGTCAAATAGATATTTGCTCCAAGCATATGCATTTAGAGGATACACATCACCGTCCTCTTTGAAGTTGCCTGTGTTTCCGTACACACTTGCCGAACTGGCATACTGGAAATTTGTTCCCATTGTGTCACACATTTCTAAAAGTTTCATACTGTATTCTAAATTTGTTTTCAAAATTTTGTCAACATTTCTTTCTGTTGTGCTTGTGATTGCACCAAGGTGGATTACCCAATCATACAATGACGGATCTGGAAAATGATTTGGATTTTCCCATCTAAAGCCTATGACTTCATGACCTTCTTTAGCCAATTGCATTCCTAAATGACTCCCTATAAATCCTTTATATCCTGTTAAACAAATTTTCATTACCAAACGTTCTCCCATAATTTAATAATTTTATCTGCGCCTTCTGGTCTTATACTTTTTGTAAGTTCGTCATGATGATTGGGCATATAATTCATGTTTATATTAATCCTACTTCTTTTATCTGTGCAAGTAGTTCCTGTGTGTTCCATATAACTAGGAAACACCACCATAGAATTTTCAACACTAGGCACTTTTGTTCCGTCTCTAAATTCAGTGTAACCATCAGTTGAGTTCACATAATATATCGCAGTGTAACTTAACACAACTCTAGTGTCTGCATGGAATCCGTGTTTTATAATTTTTTCAGTTCTTGGAATATTATTTGCTTTCACTCTCACAAATGTATTTGCTTTCAGCACGTTGAAGATTGGATACAACATTTCCCAATTACTCCATTCCGTTGATACATCTGAAACTCCGTGAAAATTATGTACAAATTGTAACTGATCTTTATCTTGAGTCATTTTTTGTTTGTCTTCTACAACGTGTTCTGTGTAATACCAAGGAAAATGATCACTTAACATTTTATTTTGTATACGTTGTAATTCTTCTTTAGTAATTACGTTTGTACAAATTAATTTACCGTTTTCAATTCTTGTTTCCATTGACCTTATCCACTATGTTTGTTGTTGAAAATCCTTTCACTGTTGGAAAAATTCTTACTTCCGCAAGATCATTCCCGACCACTGTGTCAAATGTGTAATCACCGCCTTTTACAATTATGTTTGGCTCATACTTTTTAATTGCTTCTATCGGTGTATCTTCGTTAAACACAACAACTTTATCTACCCAAGGTAATTGCAGTAATTGTTGTTCACGCACAAATGAATTATTGAATGGTCTGTTTTGTCCCTTTAATCTTTTGACACTTTCATCGGAGTTAATGCCCACAATTAATTGATCTCCTTGTTGTTTCGCAAATTTTAATAATTTAAAGTGTCCTTCATGTAATATATCAAACACTCCATTGGTCCATACCACTGTGTCTTCAACATCTGATCTATCAATTATTGATACTCCTCTTTTTTGTACAATTTTTTCTGCACCTTTTACCGCAAGTTCGCAACAATTAATCATTTTAATATTTTGAAAGTAATGTGCAATAATGGCTAAAACAGAATCACCCGCTCCACTTACATCTGCAACTTCAACAGTATTGCTTTTGATATGGTCATACGAGTCTTTAGTTACAACGTGTATTCCGTTGGCTCCATCTGTAACAATAAGCCACGTCCATTCGTTGTCTTCACATCTCTTTTTAGCAATTTCAACGTCAAAATTTCCAAACCATGCTTCATATTCTTTCATATTTGGTTTAACTAAAAATGCTCCTATGTACTTGCTAAATCCTTGTTTTGGATCCACATAAACATTTTTGCATTTTTCTAAAATTTTCATCACAGTGTCCTTTTTGATCACTCCTTTATTGTAATCACTAACAATTACTGTGTCGTCTTCTTGCAAATCTTTTAATAATAATTCTAATGGTGAATCAGACGTATATTTTTCTTCTTTGTCTACCCTGATAAGATGTTGTCCATTTTGTCCTATGATTCTAGTTTTGGTAGTGGTCATTATACCATCTTGGCACAGATGCGACTTTACTCCATTTTGCAGTAAAATTTCTTGGATTTTGTGTCCGGGTATGTCGTTGCCCACGGAACCATAAAGCCACGTGTCTGTGCCCAAGTTTGATAGGTTTAACGCTAGGTTTCCAGCGCCTCCAACGTTGAAGTCTTTGTTTGTTTCTTTAACTACAAGTACCGGTGCTTCTGGACTGACTTTTTGGCAGTCGCCCTGCGTCCACATATCAAGCATAACGTCACCGATGATTTTAATCATTACATTAATTTTAGCATTTTGAACACAGTGTCTAGTTTGACCTGGTTCATTTTATTTTGTAGAGTCTTACGTAAACCTTGATGCAATGGCTTGGGCCAATTGCCAAAACTTACCCACGCATATCCATCGTGTTCTGTATTCAATTTTGGAATAAATTCTTTTTCTACGACACATAGGAAAGTATGGTATAAAAAGTTTTCGTCGTTGCTGATGAAAGTTTCCATAGGTATTTTCTTTTTGATATCCACGTCACCTATTTCTTCTTTGATTTCACGGTTTAAGCCTTCCCATAAATTTTCATTCACGGTTGTACCGCCAACCAATCCCCACACATGATTTTGTTTACTTTGTACTCTATGAAGTAATAAAAACCTTTGGGTATCCAAAGTATAGAAGAGTGCACCGCACCCGATAATTTTACTGCTCATGTAAATAATTATGTGATTAGGATATCTTCCAGGTTCCTTTACGATATTCGCCTTCGAAACTTAAGATCCATTCACTACCATTCCACTTGTATTGGATACCAGTTTTTAAATTGGTAATGTATGTTGGAGTAAATGTGCTGTCACCTGGATCAGGATTTGCACTTGCGTCAAAAATTATTTGCCAATTTGTGCCATTCCATTCAACTATGTCATTGGCACTTGCAACTAAATCGATGTTACTGTCACCTTTCCAAGCATCTGCACCATCAACGTTTTGTGTGCTACCAATATCTTTCAATAATAGGACACGTTTTCCATTTTGTTTTATCGCACTTGGATTGAAAGTTGTCGGATCTACTATAAAGTCTACACTGCCTCTAGTATCTTGAGGACCAACAATCACTGTGTCTGTTGGAATAGTATCCATATCCCATGTGACCAATATTTGCATTGGATTAGATTCGTTTAATGCAATAGTACCAACCACGGGCACATCTATACCTTCTCTATTCAATTGTATTTTGCTTAAACCTGCTTTGTAATTTGGAATAACATCAAGGTATCCATTCCATGCAAGTGAACCTATAACACCTTTGTCAATTATAGATACTGTTTGTCCAAGTACATAAATGTCGAACTGTGTTCCTGTTGTGCCTTGTACACTAGAAGTATCTTTACGTGCCGCAACACTGGTATCAATACTGCCATCAGCAGATGTTTTAATTGAAGCCTTGATACTTTTTTCATAGTCGTCTTGGTAAGCCATTAGTTCAGGCATGGACTGACTTAGGTCAATGTTGCCTGTTTTTTCATTGAATATACTGGTAATAATGTGTGTAATGACTCCTAATTTTTTGACCTTAGTTGGAGGACTAATAAAGATTGGCATACTAAAACTTAATGTTGCAACATCTATTTCGCTTTCAGTTCCTAAAGGTATTGTTCTACTTGAAAAGTTTATATTATCTAATTCAACAACACTCAAACTTGTCCAATCAACGTAATTGTCTGTGGTTTGAATTTCTAAACTTGGATTGAAAAGCATACAAATTTGTTCTAATATTTGTAATTTTTGTTCTGTGTTACTTGACCATATGTCACAATTCACTGTTAAAGTGTAAGGTGTTGGCATGAGTCTTTCCACAGTAACATTTTTTCCTTGGGTGTTTAGATATTCTTTATTTGTGCTGTCATATGCACGTTCTCTAACATGAATTTTACTGATAAAACTTGCATCAGCCAACCTAGTTCTATCCATTGTTAAATTTGTTACATACACACCCATTCTAGGCACACTAGGTAATTTGTTTTCTGAATTGTCTCTGATTATGTGACCGACCTGTCTACTGATGTCACCATACATCACTGGTATTGTCCGTAATGCATCATCTCCATCTTTGTAAGTGAAGTTACTCATAAGTCTGATCACCTGAGTAATGTATCTTCTAATCTGTCCATCGTAAAAATGTTGCATTATTTTTTACCTTTTTTGTTTGCATTTATGTATCTTCTGAACACAGCCGCCTCTTTGCTTTTTCCAGCCGCTTTTGCCCTTTGTTCCATGCTTACAGCCGCCTGAATTTTGTGTGCATGACTTCTGCCTGATTTGCGTATTCTAGATACACTGGCTCTAGCGGTAGATACATCTTTGTAACCTAATTTTTTTATTGTATCTTTAGGATTGTCATCCGTGTATAGATCGCCTTTTTTCTTCTTTTCATTAATCTTATTACCAACAGGCTCGTAAAAAGTTCTTACTTTGCCCATAAATTCTTTAGTGACTTTTTTAAGTCCTACTGCTTTTTCAGTACCTGGTATAGGTATTCCCCAAAGTTCTCTTAATTTCATTAACCGTCCGCCTTAGGTTTAAGTGCTTTTGAAAGTGCCTGTCTTTCTGTTACAGTTTCACCAGCAATAGATGATGTTTTTGTGTTATTAATAAATGTGCCTTTCAAATTGCTTCTTGTATCTGTGTTAGATAGTGTCATACGCACATTATCTTCCATCTTGACCCAACGTCCACCATCATATCTGAATAGTCTGTTAGGTAAAAAGTCTGTTCTTAGGAAATAATCACCTTTGTCTGAAGCACTTGGAAAACTAATTCCAAATCCAAATACCTCTCCGTTAGGAGCCAAACCATCACCCAACAAATATCCATCATATCCTGACTTATCAGGTGTTTGATTAATTCTGTCGGCAAGTGTGTTATGGGTTGTTGTATCTAAAGTTGAAGTATCTGTTGTTACTAATTCAGGTTTTCCTTTATCGTCTACCTGTAAAGTATATAAATTTTTTGTTTCATAACCTGATTTTTTTGTATCGTCTTCTGCTTGTTGTACTACTGCATTATTAATTTGCATTTCTTTTTCATATGTAGAAAGCACATCTCGTAAAGTTTTACCGTCGCCAGTACCAGCATCTTTCTGTAAAATTTCTTTGAATTCTTGACTGTCGTATATCTGTTTAAGTTTAATTCTATATAAATGTGGATACCAAGTTTGTGAAAATCCTTCTGCCGCCCTGTTAATATCTTCTACAACGTAAAATCTTTTAAGTGCAACACTAAAATCATTCAATGCGTATTCGTCTTTTAGATGCGGAAGTTCAAAAACATCTCCCGGCATAACTTTTCTACCCAACGTTTTCACACTTGTTGTTATAGGCATTGTCATAAACAGTGTGTCATTTTGTAAAAATAAACCAAACTGGCTCATGTCAAAGTCAACATCAGCCACATTGTATATTCCTCGCAATGTGTATATTGAACTGTCATATTTCCTATCACGATTTTCTAAGAATAACATATCTTGAATATTAGTTTCTTTCACAGAATCGTATCTAGGTTCTGTAGCAGTAGCATCTGCTTCGGCAGGATTCTTTGGTCCTAGGTATTTGTGTACAAAAACGTCTGTTCCACCCACAGTAAACATCTCTACTACGGTCTTGTCTAAAAACGTGTAATCCTGACCTTTTTCCGGCTTATATAGACTTAATCTTGGCATAGACATATATTTATCGGATGGTACTGAGTGATAAATATATGTAAGGAACGTATTAAATGGCAAATTTAACCACAGAAAAACAAGAGATATTCGACTACGTATTCAATTCGCTGGGTGGCGGAATGGTGGATGTAGAACTAGATCCTGCCCACTATGAGACCGCTATTAAAGACGCTTTAGACAGATTTAGACAAAGGTCTGACAATTCAGTAGAAGAAAGTTACGTGTTTTTACCTTTAGTGAAAGACCAGAATGATTACACTCTGGCTGATGAAATAATTGAAGTAAGACAAATTTTCAGAAGAAGTATTGGTTCTAGATCAGGTGGTGGAGACGGTGGTACATTATTTGAGCCGTTCAATTTAGCCTACACAAACACATACCTATTAGCAAGTTCTAATATGGGTGGAGTCGCCACTTACAATATGTTTTCACAGTTCCAAGAATTGGTTGGAAGAATGTTTGGTTCTTTCATTGAATTTAAATGGAACACAACAACTAAAAAATTAACAATATTACAAAGACCAAGACAAGGTGAAGAAGTGTTGATGTATGTCTATATGTATAGACCAGATACAGAACTGTTCAAAGATTATTTGGCTAAAAAATGGATCAAAGACTACACTTTGGCAAAATGCAAGTATATGCTTGGTGAAGCAAGAAGCAAATTTAACACAATAGCAGGTCCACAAGGTGGTACGTCACTAAACGGTGACGCATTAAAACAAGAAGCCATTGCAGAAATGGATAGACTAGAAGCAGAAGTCAAAACTCAAACTGCTGGTGGACAAGGTTACAGTTTCCTAATCGGCTAATTCCTATTGACATTACCATAATTTTGTTGTATTATCGTTAGATATGCAACATGAAATGATTCCGTTATTCTCCGTGCCTTTGATAAAAATGAATATTGGAGAATTGGATCAAGTGTCACGTGCATGGATACGTGGCTTAGATTATCCATCTCAAAGGACAGGAACAGATCACACAGATGACGATTTACCTATGATGAATAGAGGTATGAAAATACTTGAAAAGCCACAAATGAAAGACCTTAGATACAAAATACAAACTGCATTAAATTACTTTGTAGATGATATTTTAGGTATAGTGCAGAATTTTCAAATCACAACCAGTTGGGTTAATAAAACAGCAAAGTCAGAGTACATAGACAAACATTCACATCCTAACAGCATTATAAGTGGCGTATACTATGTAGACACAACAAAAGATTGTGCTCCTATAATTTTTAGTAAACCGCATATGTATCCTAATATTACATTCCAAAACATACAACTTGCCTACAGCGGTGAAAACAAAAATCAATACAACACAGACTACTATGGATTTAATCCTCTTCCTGGTGAACTTTTAATGTTTCCGTCTTGGTTGGAACATGAAGTATTGGAACAAGGTTCAAAACAAGATAGGATCAGTCTAGCATTCAATTCATATCCTAAAGGAGATATAGGAGAAGGTACTAAACAACTTAAAATATTATGATTATAGGAATTTGTGGATTGATAGGATCTGGTAAAGACACAATAGCAGATCATCTTGTGAAAGATCATAAATTTGTTAAAATATCCTTCGCAGATAAACTGAAAGATACAGTGGCAACACTGTTTGAATGGGACAGGGATCTACTAGATGGCAAGACAGAACAAAGCAGATTGTGGCGTGAACAAGAGGACCACTTCTGGAGCAAAGAACTAAAAAAGAAAGTGACTCCAAGATATGTGTTACAGGTGTTCGGTACAGAGTGTATGCGTGATGGATTCTATGATGGAATATGGGTCAGTATGCTAAAGAAGAAAGTTACAGAAAATCCTGATATAAATTGGGTAATACCTGATGTTAGATTTGAAAATGAGGTTAAAGTTTTAAAAGAAATAGGTGGAGAAGTTTGGTGGGTAAAACGTGGACAACTGCCTATGTGGTTTAGGATGTATCAGGACATAGGACAGAAGCCAAAGGATGTTCATGCATCAGAATGGCAATGGGCAAATGCTAAATTTGACAAAGTGTTTGAAAATGATTCAACTATAAATGCACTTAAAAGTCAGGTACAAGATCACCTTGTTTCCAACGGATTCCTTCAAGGTGCAGTGTTGTTTGGCAGTTAGCACACACAGTTTTTAAATTATTAAATTTACAATTATTGAGATTAGCGTCTATATGGAACACTCTGAAACGTTCTTTGTACTCACTTTTATGCCCACATTTATCACATTGTTGCTTAGGTCTATATCCTGCAACATACCATTTGGGCATATAACCACTAGGGCCGCCATACCGTAAACACATTTCACACAGCCTTCTGTAGTAAGTCTTGTTAGCCTTTTTATAGTTTACTGCCGCAGGTCTTTCGTTACATTTATTGCATAAAGGTCTCATATACACGTATTTACCTGCCCTTTACCACCCCTTTTTCATACCTATTAATTTGGTGCATTTTGACATTATTACATAAATACAAACAATACAAAAAGTTTTTAATAAAACTAGGAGATTTAACAAATGGCAATAGTTTCACCAGGAGTACAAGTCAGCGTAATTGACGAAAGTTTTTACACACCAGCCGAACCAGGCACGGTGCCAATGATCTTTGTTGCGACAGCACAAGATAAAACATCAAGCACAGGAACAGGAATAGCATCAGGAACAACAGCGGCAAATGCCGGCAAAGTGTTCTTAATGACATCTCAAAGAGAATTAGCAGAAACATTTGGAGATCCAGTATTCAAAACAGACGCAAGTAACAATCCAATCCATGGCGGTGAAACTAATGAGTTTGGATTACAAGCGGCTTATTCATTACTAGGTGTTAGCAACAGAGCGTTCGTTGTTAGAGCAGATGTAGACCTAGGTCAACTAGAAGCAAGTGCAAATGCACCAGCGGCAAATCCAGCATCTGGAACTTATTGGTTCGACACAGCAAGTTCAAGATTTGGTATATTCCAATGGAACGGATCAGCGGCAACTGTAACAGGTGGTCAATCATTCACAAACAAAATTCCAACAGTAATCACATCAACTACACAATTATCATCAGGACTAGGAAGTGCACCAAAAACTTCAGTTGGTTCAATTGGTGACTATGCGATTACGGCTACAGATACAAACAATGACGTATACTACAAACAATACGACGGAAGTTGGGTTGCAGTAGGTTCAGCGGCTTGGGTTGCATCAAGTCCAACAATAGCAGGTGGTACGCCAGGTACTATCACAGGTGGTCAAACTTTTGATATCACTATCAACAGTGCGACTACTACTATCACAGCAAGTGGTACAACAGTTACAGATATAGCAAGTGATATCACGGGTGCTGGTGTTTCGGGGTTATCAGCAAGAGCAAATGGTGGTAAATTAGATATCCATTACAACGGTTCAAACGATAACAAAGTACAAATAGCAGATAACACAATGACTATCGCAACTGCTTTAGGAATCACAGCAGGCATTTACTATGTGCCAGCAGTAGAAGTAGCGGCACACACTTCAGTACCAGCGTTCAAATCAAGTGACGCAAATCCAAGACCAACAGGTTCATTATGGTTCAAAACAACTGATCCGAACCTAGGTGCTAAATGGAGTGTTAAAAAATTCAACGGCACAACTAAACTTTGGGAAACTGTAAGTGCACCTATCTACGCTTCAAACGAAAGTGCATTATACAATCTAGATAGATCAGGTGGCGGAAGAAATATTGCAGTTGGAGACCTTTATGTAAATTCAGGTAACGGAACAACTGAAATAGATTTCATTATACAAAGAAGAGAAAATGCAGGTAACACAACAATCACATCATCAGCGGTTGCAACAGGTCAAGGTGCTGGTAGCAAATCATTTACGATTGCAGAATCAATTGTAGGTCAAGAAGCATTAAACAGTGGAATCACTGTTACTGTTACAACAAACAATAATGCCGCAGATGCTGACGTTATTGCAGGTGGTATCAACGGTGCAGGATTTACAAACATTGTGGCAAGTGTTGATTCACAAAACAGAGTTGTAATAGAACACAATGATGGTGGTGAATTTAAAATTACTGATACAAACGGTTTAATTGAAGCAATTGGTTTAACAAACACTTCAACAAATTTAGGATTTGAACCAGGAACAACTGCCGCAACAAATCCAAAACAATTCAGAGCAAGTAACTGGAAAGTGTTAAGTTATACTGCAAGTGCAAACGCAGTAACTTCATTGACTACAAACGGACAATTATGGTACAGTTCGGTTGTTGACGAAGTTGACATCATGGTACACAACGGTACGACATGGAACGGTTACACTAACGTTTATGCAAATACAGATCCAGCAGGTCCACAAGTTTCCGCAACTGCGCCAACTACACAATCAGATGGAACAGCACTTGTTGAAAATGACCTATGGATAAGCACAGCAAATTTAGAAGAATATGCAGACATCTACAGATGGAATGCAAACAGTCTAAAATGGGAAGAAGTAGACAATTCAGATCAAACAACAGAAAACGGAATATTGTTTGCTGATGCAAGATTTGGAACTTCAGGTGGAACTTCAACAGTTGCTCCATCAGGCACTATTGCAGAATTATTATCAAGTGACTTCTTAGATCCAGATGCTCCAGATCCAGCATTATATCCAAAAGGAATGTTGTTATGGAACTTAAGACGTTCAGGTTTCAACGTTAAAAAATTTGTAAGAAACAGCATTGACACAACAGCAACTAACCTAAGACAAGGTGGTGCAAGTATGTCTGCTTACTATCCACACAGATGGGTAACTGAATCTGCTAACCAGGCAGACGGTGCAGGTTCTTTCGGAAGAAAAGCACAAAGAAAAGTTGTTGTACAAGGCTTACAAGCATTGGTTAACAGCAACCAAGACATCAGAGACGATGAATCAAGAATATTCAACGTAATGGCAACTCCAGGTTATCCAGAGTTGATCGGTGAAATGGTTTCGTTAAACAGCGACAGAGGATTATCAGCGTTCATTATTGGTGACTCACCAATGAGATTGACACCTGATGCAACTTCTTTAGCCAACTGGGCAACCAACGTAAACCAAGCAGTTGAAGACAACGACAACGGTTTAGTTACAACTAACTCATACTTAGGTGTGTTTTATCCATCAGGATTAACAAGTGACAACTTTGGAAACAACATTGTTGTACCAGCATCACACATGATGTTAAGAACTATTGCATTAAGCGATCAAGTTTCTTTCCCATGGTTTGCTCCAGCAGGAACAAGAAGAGGTGGTATTACAAATGCAAGTTCAACAGGTTACATCAACGCAGAAGGTGAATTTGTTTCAACAGCATTGAACGAAGGTCAAAGAGACACTTTATACACAAACAAAGTTAACCCAATTACGTTTATTACAGGTGCAGGTTTAGTCAACTACGGACAAAAGACTAGATTTGCTGGTACAAGTTCTTTAGATAGAATTAACGTATCAAGATTAGTAATTTACCTAAGAAGTCAATTGAACAAACTTGCAAGACCATTTGTGTTTGAGCCAAATGATAAAATCACAAGAGATGAAATCAAGGCACAAGCAGAAAGTTTATTATTAGAACTTGTAGGTAACAGAGCAATTTTTGACTTCCTAGTAGTGTGTGACGAATCAAACAACACACCTACAAGAATAGACAGAAACGAGTTGTACTTAGATATTGCTATTGAACCAGTCAAAGCAGTTGAGTTCATCTACATACCGTTAAGATTGAAAAATACTGGCGAAATAGCAGGATTATAATAAGATAAATATTATAGGAGAAACAAATGAGTATATCTACACTATCAAAACTTACAGTTCCATTGAATAGTAGCCAAAGTGCTTCTAATCAAGGTCTGTTAATGCCTAAATTACAATATCGTTTTAGAGTAAGTTTAGAAAACTTTGGTGTATCAACACCTACAACTGAGTTAACAAAACAAGTAGTAGATATCACAAGACCTAATTTATCATTTGAAACAACAACTATCGATGTATACAACTCTAAGGTATATCTTGCTGGTAAACACACATGGGAAGCAGTAACATTGACTTTAAGAGAAGATGTATCTAACAACGTACAAAAATTAGTTGGTGAACAATTACAGAAACAATTCGATTTCTTTGAACAAAGTGCGGCGGCATCAGGTTCAGACTACAAATTTGTTACTAGAATAGAAATAACAGATGGTGCTAACGGTGCCAATGTTGTAAACGTTTTAGAAACATTTGAATTGTATGGTTGCTACGTAGAGTCAGCAAACTACAATCAGTTAGCATACGGTACTAGCGATCCAGTTACTGTAACGCTATCATTGAGATATGACAACGCAATCCAAACTCCACAAGGTACAGGAGTAGGAACAGCAGTAGGTAGAACAACAAACACTCTAATTACAGGCGGCGGTGCATAATTTTCATTCGCATTTATAAATTTAAAAGGGGGCTACGGCCCCTTTTTTATTCTGTGACCCACCATTTTTACATAACATAAATACTGTATATGGCAAATTTATTAAAAGGTTTTTTAGATAACGTACTTAAAGGTGCATTAAATCCAAAAGGTAATCTGGCTGATTTCGCCCATGCATCTAGACTATATGTGGATGACAGTTTTAGACTGGCACCCAAGCAAAAATTTTTATATCACGTTGTGTTTAACTTGAATACAGGTGCACAAATTTCAGATCCACCTTTAGCAAATCATCAACGCGAACTTAATATGCTGGTTAAGAACGTAGACTTGCCAAAGTACACCATCGACATGGCAACGGTGCAACAATACAACAAGAAAAGAAAATTACAAACACGTATTGCTTATGACCCTGTGACTATTGTGTTTCATGATGACAACTACGGAGTCACAAGTGCTTTATGGGAAACTTATTACAGATATTATTTCCAAGATGGTAGATACGGAAAAGTAAACGCTGTGGGAGATCCTGAAACTACATATCCTGAATTTGCGAGAGAAAGAATTTTTTCAGGAGAAAAATATCCAAGGTTTGGATTAGACGCGGACATTAAAAAACCTTTCTTCACTAGCATACAAATATATCAAATGGCAAGAAAAACTTACACTTGTTACACACTTGTAAATCCACTCATACAACAATGGCAACACGATACACTTAACAATCAGGAAAGTGGTCCTATGGCTAACCAGATGGTTATAGAATATGAAACTGTTTTTTATTCAAGAGGACGTGTTATGCAGAACGGTGCGCCTGCTGGATTTGGAAAAGAACATTATGACAGAACTCCATCACCTAATTCATTATCCGGTGGTGGTTCAACAAGTTTATTAGGCACTGGTGGAGTGCTTACAGATTTATTTGGCGCAAACGATGGTCCTTACACTTATATAGGAAGTGCTATCGGAGGTTCAAGAGGTGGAATCACTTTAGGTTCATTAATTAGAACAGCAAACAGATTAAAGAATGCAAAAAAACTTAACAAAGAAGGATTGGCGCAAGAAGGTTTTAATATTCTCACAGGTGCTATAGGTAGAATAGGTGGCACGGCGGATTCCGCATATGGTATACCTAACACTTACATAGGAAGAACAACAAGTAATATTAAAAATTTCTTTACTATTGCTAAACAGAAAACTAGATTATAATGTCAAACTTACCTAAAACAAAAAACGATAGTCAACAACCAGTAAGAGAGTTCTTCGACAATTACTTCAACGAAAATTTAACTTTCCCAGGAGCAGAAGTAGATGCAGTTGTAGGATATTTCGAATCAAGGGGATTTGATAGAACATCAAGTATAAGCACAGCATCAGTAATACTTAAACAAGCAAAAATAGATAATGTTAATGTGTTTGAATTACTAGATACATTAAAAGGTTTAGACGGAACACAATTAAGTTACATCGTGACAGAAGTTTTAAATAACAACAGAGTCAACACATCATCTCTAGGATACAAAGTAGAATCACCTTCGGACTTATCAGAAAAACGTAACATAGTGGTTTAGTACAATGGCAAAGTTTGCTCAGGGAAGATACAATATGAAAAATCCTGACAAGTACATTGGCGGCAAAACACCTTTGTACAGAAGCAGTTGGGAATTTGCTTTTATGAGATTCTGTGATGAAAGTCCAAGCATACAAAAGTGGGCAAGTGAATCTATTCGTATTCCATACAGACATCCTTTCACTGGTAAATTTACAATTTACGTTCCAGACTTTTTCATAGCATACGCAGATAAGAATGGAAAACAACACGCAGAGGTAATTGAAATTAAACCAGAAAATCAAACATTGTTAGAAAAAGCAAAATCAAAACAAAATCAAGGTCAACTTATCGTGAACAGAGCAAAATGGAAAAATGCACAACTATGGTGTAAGAATAAAGGCTTTAGATTTAGAATAATTAATGAAAAAGATATTTTCCATGGTGCAAGATGAGTGCTTTAAAAATTAGACAATGGGCCTGGCCTTATATTAAAAATTTCCGAACATACATAGACGTTGGTGCATTAGATGGCGATACATCTGCACCTTTTATAAAAAACTTTAAAAAAGTTATTGCTTTCGAACCAAACCCTGAACAATATAAATTAATACCCGAAGGAATAGAAAAATATAATGTTGGACTAGGTGATAAAACAGAAAAGAGAATCTTGAAATTGCCTGATAATGGTTTAAATTTAGCCGCACATGGTAGTCTAGTAAAATATAGCACTGGTATAAAACAATTTGATGTGCAATTAGAAAGACTAGATGATTACAGTTTCACAGACGTTGATTTTGTAAAAATTGATGTAGAGCATTTTGAATTGCAAGTATGCAAAGGTGCAGAAATCACCTTGAAAAAATATATGCCTACTATCATGTTTGAAAATAAACGTAATGAAGCACTTGACTGCAAGGAATACCTCGAGACACTGGGTTATTCAACCAAGGTTTATAAGTCTGACACAGTGGCATTCACCCCAAATAGATAAATACGTACATAATGAAAAGACTAGATTTAAGCGACCAAACGGCAATTAGTATGCCAATGAAGAATCTGATAGCCATTGTATCAGCAGTGGCAGTTGGTGTATGGGCATACTTTGGTGTTATCGAAAGACTGAATAAATTGGAGACACAATCAGTACTTTTGGAGAAAGATATGAGTGCAGAGGATGAAAGATTGCACAATGAAGTTACTAAAAATACAGATTTTAGAATTAGATATCCAAGAGGGGAATTAGGTCAAAGTTCACAAGATATTGAACAATTCATGTTGATCGAAGATTTATACAAGAGTGTTGATAGAATGCAGAAACATCTTGATGACATGGCTAACAATAAAGTCAACATAGAGTTTCTTAAAGAGCAAATGGAAAAAGCACAAAATTCTATCGAAAAACTTAAAGACGCTGATAGAGAAATAGTATACAAAAACGGAAACTAATATGATAGAACAAGTTGTAGCCTTATTGATGTTCGTAAATGGTGAAATAAAAGAACATCGGATTCAAGAAAATATGGCAGGATGCCTAAGAGGCAAACGTCATGCAGAAAGAAATTACAGTCCGAGTGTAAAGTATCAATGTTGGAAAGGCAAAGCCGAGACTGAGATTTACATGGGTGAAAAATCAATCAAAGCAATCATATTAGAATAATGGATAGATTAGTATTTTGGTTAGTGGTTTTTGGTATAGCAGTCTATCTTGGCATATACGTTTGGTAGTCACCAATAAATATTTTCAGCAATAGTTATGACCAAAAAATTAGAAGAATTACTTAATCTGCCTGAGTCACAAGAAATTGTGCAAGAAGAAAAAGCAAAAGCAGAAGCCGAAGACAAAAAGGCTGAGGACAAGCAACAATCATTACAAGCACAAAAGAATACAATGCGTGATATAGCCGAGTTTGACAAGATAGCGGCGGCTCTTCCTAAGGTGGAAGGTCTGGGAGAAATGGGTGATTCCGAGCTCGATGACGTCGGCACACGGGCGATAAATGCCTATGAGGATCTCATGGACTTGGGCATGAACGTAGAAAGCAGATACTCAGCACGTATATTTGAGGTTGCAGGACAGATGCTAAAGACTACTCTTGACGCCAAAGTTGCTAAAATGGACAAGAAATTGAAGATGGTAGACCTACAATTGAAGAAGCAAAAGCAGGATTCCAAGGCTGGAGATGGTGATGCAAACGTGATTCCGGGCGAAGGATACGTGGTCACTGACCGTAACAGTTTGCTGGAAAAACTTAAAAAGTTGGATAAATATAATAAAGATGACAAAAATGACAAGTAAATTACAACAGATATTAGCAGAAAGCAAAAGAACATACCCATTTAAAATTGGTATAGTTGGTGAGCCTAAAGATATAGATGTAGGCGCACTAGAAAGCACACTTCAAAAATTTGTAGTTGAAAAAATGAGTACAGGTAAGAAAACTCCAATTACAAAAAGACCATTAGATTTTCCACACATTGAGAATCAAAGTGTAACATATTTCGACGTAGAATTAACATACCCAACAACAAGTGCTGTACTACATAACTATCTAACAAAATCTTTAGGCATTGCTGAAGCACACATGGTAGTTAGAAATCCAAATGAACCAACAGAGCAGTATCAAGCAGAAAAAGATGATACTCCATATGAAGCAAAATTAAATTCACCATACGAAGACAGCAAGGACGAACAGAAGTCAGCAGGACAAAGCAGAGTTATGGATTTATTAAAAGAATTAGAAAAAGAAAGAAAAGAAAGATCAGCACCAGACGCCGCAGGTGATATTAAACCAGGCGGTAATGTACTTCCTAACGAAGGCGACAGCAAAAACAAAATGTCACCTATTTCAGGCAAGTCGAAAGGTAAATAATAATATGGACATTAGAGATTTTTTAAAGAAAGTTGATAACATTCAAAACAAAGAGCAAATGAAAGCAGATGTGAAAAGAATTCACGTCAAAGAAGCCGCTCAGGTTATGTTGTATGGTGACACACCAGAAGAAATGAATGCTATCGCGGCAATTTTTAAGAATGCAGGTTTAACACCTCCGGCACCAATGCCTGAGCCTAAGCCAGCAGAAGAAGTTACTACACAAGAAGAAGTTCCAGGAAAAGCAAACACAACACCAAAACCTGAATACAAAGACACAGGTTATATGCAGAAAGATATTGCAGGTGGAATCAACAAGCCAAAAAAAATGTATAGAAAAGAATATCCAGGAGACAATCCTATGGCAGTTGAGACAGAAGACAAAACAAATTCTATCAAAGAAGAATTACAAAAAGCATACGAAGACTTCAAAAAAAAAGACTAGCGGAACGTCCACTCACTAAACCAGAAAAGCGTAAAGTCACACATTACAAAAAGAAATTTGACAAGAAAAATGTCAAAAAAGACTTTATAAAACGTTATGGAAAAGAAAAAGGAACTGCGTATATGTACGCAACCATCAACAAGATGGCTAAAAAACACGCATAGTCAATTTAATTTCTACCACCCTTTTACAGCATAAGTACATATATGAGCAATAAAAGTTTAGATGGAGTATTAACCAAAAAAGCACACACAAGGGAAAAATTTTCGGAAGAACAAATACAAGACCTTGTGGAATGTTCCAATTCAAAAACTGGTTTCGAATATTTTGCTAAAAAGTTTTTCTACATACAACACCCTGTAGAAGGCAAAATGCTATTCCAACCATTTGAATATCAAAAAAATTTACTTCACAGTTATCACGATCATAGATTCAATGTTAATATGTTACCAAGACAAAGTGGTAAGACAACCACCGCGGCTTGTTATCTATTATGGTTTGCTATGTTCCATCCAGACCAAACAATTTTGATCGCGGCACACAAATACACAGGTGCACAAGAAATTATGCAACGTATACGTTATGGATATGAACTTTGTCCTAATCATGTGAGAGCAGGTGTAATCAACTACAACAAAGGTTCAATGGAGTTTGAAAATGGTTCACGTATTGTTAGTGCAACCACAACAGGTAACACAGGTAGAGGTATGTCCATATCACTTCTTTACTGTGATGAGTTTGCGTTTGTCAATCCAGGTATTGCACAGGAGTTCTGGACTTCTATTTCACCAACACTTGCGACAGGTGGTCGTGCAATTATCACATCAACGCCCAACTCAGATGAAGATGTGTTTGCACAAATTTGGAGAGAAAGTCAAAACAAATATGATGAACACGGTAACGAACAGGAAGTAGGACAAAATGGATTCCATGGTTTTACTGCCAGTTGGGACGAACACCCTGACAGGGACGAACAATGGAAACAAGAAGAACTTGGTCGTATAGGTGAGGAAAGATTTAGAAGAGAGTATGGGTGCGAATTTTTAGTATTTGACGAGACATTAGTAAACAGTATTGTACTTTCCACATTAGAAGGTATACAGCCTATCGTTAACATGGGACAAACACGTTGGTACAAAAAAATGGATCCGCAAAAAACCTA